TCATAGCACATAATGGAGCATCAGTAACAGCAAATGCTGGAACAATAACTTATGTTTCTGGAGTTCCTTATTATACTAATGACGGTGTTATTAATGTTGTTGGAGCTAAAGTATCTAATGTTGCAGGCCAGGTCTACAGAGACGATTCAACACCTTTTAGTATTCAATCAGGATCTGACGTAGACGGTGATTCAGGATCAGCATTTGGAACACAATCAAAATCATATACAATATTGCCTTCAAGCACCTTAGCATCTAGCGTGCCGATAGCTAATACAGGTGTCGGAGCAAATGTAACAATAGATACTTTCCAAGTGAGTGTTAATGGCGGCGGCCGAAAGGCAGAAGGCTTCCAGATGAGAATGAGAAACACAAACGGTAATGGATCATATGTTAACTATGGTAATACAATTATTCAAGCACACAATGGAACATCAACAGGTGTTAATGAGTCAGCAATTCCAGTTTCAGCTTCTTTAGGAGCAACGTATGACACAAACGGAGTTAGATTAAATTCATTTAGCTCAACAAATGGCACACCAACATTTAGCTCAAGCACAGACTATTATGCGTCTAATGTTTGGACAGGAAATCAGACAGTAGCAGGAACAGATGAGGCCGTACAGAGATATGGTACTCTCAAACATGATGTTACTAATTATTCAACAGGTTACTTACCAGTAGGACCTAATCTTTCATCTGGAAGAACTGGAGTTCAATATCTTAGATTTGCATTTAAGAGAACAGCGATGGCTAATTTTAATATTAGATTAAATTCAACAACAGGTATTGCTTCATTACATATCGCAGCACCAGCAACAGGAATAGACAGTGCTTCAACATTAAACGGATGGTTAGATTGTACAACAGCATATGGTGGTGCTGGAACCCCAGGAGCAAATACAAGTGCTGATGGTAACGGATCAAATGGTTGCGGCCTTGGAGCTAGAGTTGCAGCTAATACATCCATAAGTAATATAGCATACGAACAAACGCTCGGTGATCAGAATGGATCTGGAGCATACAATAATCAAATATTAGTTAGTGTAGGTTTACACCCTAATCAAACTTTAACCAAATTGGAAGTAGAATAATGGCTATTCAAGATGCACAAAAAATTGACCTGCTCTGGAAGAAGGTAGGGTTTGGTAAAGCTAAGTCTGATACTAACGCTAATAAAAAAGCGGCCAATGAAGCAATAGTTACTGAATTAATTATTAAGCCTTCTACTTTATGGTCACAAGCAGCAAGCATACCATCTACTCAGCCTGCCGCAAATGCAGGTGTGTTAATAATAAAGGATCAATTACAGACTACAGAAGATAATACATCTACGGCTAGAAGAACATGGAAGAGCAGTATACTTAATTGGGTGCCGCCTACATTTGGATCTACATATCAATTAAAGGTATATGTCGATACAACAGGATCAACTGACCCAGCTTCTAATGGAACACAAATATTTGAAACTGGATCAGGCTCTAGTGACGAATGGACATTCGACTATCAATCAGGCACATTACACTTCATAGGTGATAATTTACCGAGTCAAGTAGTAGCAGGTAAGAGTATCTTTCTTTCGGGAGCTAAATATAATGGCACGACCGGTTATAATGCAATGACTATTAGCAACTCAGAGCTAATTAACGGAACAATAACTAGTTTAAGTGCCCCTCTGGAAGTGAAAGATGGTGGAACAGGGCTCTCAAGCTTTACTTCAAACGCGTTGTTTGGTACATCCAATACAACAGCCATTGAATTTAAGTCTGGTAGCAATGGACAGGTAATGATAGTCACCAATAATGATGTCGATTTCGGCGATTTAGATGGTGGTACATATTAAATAGGATTGAATAAATTATGAGTAAGTGGAAGTTTTGGGAAAAGAAGATACTCAATAGCGAGCTAGGTGATATAGAACTAAAAGTACTAAGCACATATCTGATTAACCAACAGAATATTATTAATAGCTTATCTGGAAAAAATCAGCAACTTGTAGCTGAAGTTTCAGTGTTACGTGAGGTGCTAGACGACCTGAGTAATATAAATAGTATGGACGTAAACAAAGCATTAAAATTAAAAGATATTAAGAGGAAGACAAGTCCTTTTATTAAGAATTAAACAGGGGTATAAATAAATGGCTAGATCAGCTTTAATTAAACTAAGAAGAGGTTCCGGAGCTCCGGCTAATAATGCGCTGACTGAAGGCGAGTTAGCCATTGACGTAACGGCGAAGAAACTCTATTCCGCGAACTCAACTGGGTTTGCATTCACTCTAAGTGGAGATCAATACAACGCATCGCAGAGCGGTAACGCTACGCATGGTATCATCACACTTACAGTTGATAACACAACTTTATCAAACGATAGCATATTAGTAACTGGTGGCACAGATACAGTAGTCGCTGGTAACTCAACAGTAATAAATATCAATTCAACCTCTACTCTCGACACAGTCGTTGGAAGAGGAGCTACAACAAGTAAAGTAGTAGGATTTGGTAATACAACAGTATCAGGATTCGCAAACGTATCAGGTAGTATTAATACAGCTTCTACAGTAGAAGTTGGAACATCGTTAAGAGTAGGAACAACATCATTATTTGATGGAGCAATTACAGTTGGTAATTCAACAGTTAATGCTGCTATTTCTTCTGGTGGTAATATTGATACAGATGGAACTTTAACAGTTGCAGGCCTTTCAGACTTAAACGGCGCATTAGAAGTTGCTGGACTATCTACACTAACAGGTAATACTACATTCTCAGGATTTGCTAATGTAGGTACTACTTTATCCGTTGAAACAACATCATTATTTAAAGGCAATGTCACAGTTGGCAACTCAACAGTTAACGCTGTTATAAGCTCCGCTGGTGATATTAATACAGACGGTTTACTAACCGTTGCTGGAAACACTTCTTTTAATGGAGCCAATAATGAAATAGCTGGCCAAGTTAATATTAACGACACAACAGGTTCTTCTTCAACAGGCACAGGTGCTTTAGTTGTAGATGGAGGCCTTGGTGTTGCACAGAATGTGTTCATTGGCGGTAACTTAAACGTTGCTGGAACCACAACACAGATTAACTCAACTACAGTTTCAATAGATGATTCATTAATCAAACTAGCTGCTAACCAACTTGCAACTGACACAGATGCAGTTGACGTTGGTATTTACGGTACATATGATGTTGGTGGAACTCAGAAGTATTCTGGAGTATTCAGAGATACAAACAATGCTAATAAAGCATGGGTATTTGTAGACGGTATTACTGCTGAACCAGGAACAACTGTAACATATGCTGCAGGCGATCTTGCTTATATTGAAGCAATCGTTGATGGTGGCACATACTAAAGAATAATAAATGGTGATTATATTATGGTAGATCGGAAGAATCAAGATCAATACGTGACTTATTATATTGCTCAATTGAACTCTGAGCTTAGTACTAAGACATTAGAATGTTTAAGTCTTAAAGCTCAGTTACAATTAGCAAATGATAAGATAAATGAGCTTATAGAAGCTCAACCGACTGTAAATACAGACGTAAAAAAGAAGTAGGTGAAGGGGAAACGTGATCCCGAACCTCTTATATAAGAGGAACTAGCCAAAATGGCAGCAAAATTTTTAGTCAAGCGTACCTCGAGTACAGGTAACGCTCCAAACACATCTCAATTACAAACAGGTGAGCTAGCGCTCAATTTACCTGATGGAAGGATGTATGGTTCTAACGGAACTATAATCTTTGAGATAGGTGCCAATACTTCAGCTACGTCAGTAGGTGCAAACAACCTATTCATCAATGCAACAACCGCCAGAGTTAACTCAGCGTTAACAATAGGTGCCTTTACAATCCCAAGAACAGACGGAACTGCCAATCAGGTATTAACAACTGATGGTTCAGGCGCTGTTACATGGGAAGATGGATCATCAGGAGACGGCGCAGCAGGCGGCGGTCCTGGTATAACTATTACAACATTTAAATATGAGCCTGCATCTAATCAGACTGTTTTCCAAGGCGTAGATGAGAATGGTAATATATTAGACTATGTCTCTGGACAAGAGGACTTATATTTAAATGGTATTAAACTATTAGCAGATGATGACTATGCTGCTACGAATACAACTTGTATTACTTTAGCAGCTAATGCTGTATCTGGTGACACATTAGAAATACAGAGAATAGTAGGTAACACTAATTATAAAGAATTTGAATATACAGTAGCATCTAACACAACATCCTTTTCTGGTGCAGACGATAATGGTACTGTATTAAACTATATTGCAGGCGGAGAGCTTGTTTTCTTAAATGGTGTTAAACTAGTAACAACAGATGACTATGCTGCAGCTAACTCAACACATTGCGTATTAACAGCTAATGCTGTATCAGGCGATATATTGCAAGTACTAGCATTTGGCGGAGCAACAAAAGATTTATTAGAAGCTACAGGGTATGCATCCGCAGACACATCCTTGTTAACAATAGATACATTCAACAAGGCAACCTTTAGGACTGCTAAATACTTTATACAAGCGAACACGTCAGATTCATTTACGTCAAGTGAGGCATTGGTAGTTCATGACGGAACTAACGCCTTTACTTCAGAGTATGGAATGATAAGCTCAAATGGTGTTTTATACGCCGTGAGTGCTGATATTTCTGGAGTGAATTGTAGGCTGAGAGTAACACCTACGAGAAGCGGGACAACATTTAAAATGAAACGAATAGGAATTAAGGTTTAAACATGGCTAAGACAAAAGCATTTAACATGGCAGAGTTGATCAGGCATTTAAATTACAATGCGACAAATGATACACTTGAAACAACAAAGTCAATTAAATCAGAAGGTAAAGTAAGAAAGACTAAGGTCACTACAACAACTAGTCAGCAAGAAATTGACTCGTTTGTAAAGGCTGATTACAGCGCAGCGCAGTATATAATTACTGCTAGTCAGGGTGGTGAGTTTCACACAACTGTTATATTAATAAACCATGACAGCACAACAGCATTTGATACTCAATACGCAGATGTAATGAGCGATGCTGTCATAGCTACGTATGCAGGTAATGTGAGTGGAAGTACCATTCAGCTATTAGCCACACCAGTAGCAACAAACACTACATTTAAATTCCAAGTTGAATTTGTAGATGCATAAATAAAGGATAGGGACAACAAAAATGGCAAATCAAAATTTTAGAGTTAAGAACGGTTTAGAAGTCGGCGGCGTAGAGGTTGTATCCTCTTCCGGTGCTGTCAATACTACCGCTTTTGGCGTATCAGGTGCATCGGCTGGTACAACAGGTAACACAACATATGTGCCTGTTATTACAGTTAATACCAGAGGTATAGTAACTAACGTTCAGTCAGCAGCTATTAGTTCAATATCTGATTATACATACACAGCAAGCAACTCAACCTTTATTCTTACTACTGGTACCGGCACTGCATTTGCACAAACACTTCCAACAGCCAATACAACATCTTCAGGGTTTATTAAAGTAGGTGACCTACTTGCAGTTAACTCAACTGGATTTGCATCAGTATCAGAATCAAGTATTGACCATGACGCGCTTACAAACTTTGTAGCTAACGAGCACATTGATCACTCAACCGTGAGTGTAACAGCAGGCTCTGGTCTATCAGGTGGTGGTACAATAGCAGCAACTAGAACAATTAATGTTGTAGCTGGTGACGCAATTATTACTAACTCAACAGGTGTTTTTGTTAACAACGCTGCATTAACAATTACAGGACTAGCTGATTACGGAGCTAACAAAGTAATCGATCATAGCACTATCTATATTAAAGGTGGTAATGGTTTATCAGGTAATTCAGCGATTAATGCTAACGTTGAGCTTTCTTTTGCAGCAGGCAACTCACAATTAATATCCAACACAACTGGTGTATGGATTAATTCAGCTTCAATTGATCATGACACTCTAGCTGGATTTGTAGCTAACGAACATATTGATCACTCAGCTGTATCAGTTACAGCAGGTAATGGGTTATCTGGAGGCGGCACAATTGCAGCTACTAGAACAATAACTGTTAGTGCAGGCGACGGTGTAGCATCCAATTCAACTGGCACACACGTTGTAGGCGCAACAGGTATTGTATCTAACGCAACAGGTGTATATGCTGATGAAGGCAACATTGATCTTCATAACCTGAGTGGATACGTAGCGAACGAACATATTGATCACTCAGCAGTTACAATAACTGCTGGTGGTGGTTTAACAGGTGGTGGTACAATAGCTGCTACTAGAACACTAGCCATAGGCGCTGGTGTTGGTACTGTAGTAAACGCAGATGACGTAGCAGTAATTCCAGGTGATGGTATAACAGCCAATTCAACTGGTACTCACGTTGATGCATCTACCGGTCTTACAGCTAACTCTACTGGATTATTTACAAACGATTCACAAATCGTTATGACAGCATTGTCTGGTTATGACGCTAATGAAAATATAGATCATACTGGTGTTACTGTGACAGCAGGCGCCGGTCTTACTGGTGGTGGCACAATAGCTGCTACTAGAACATTAACAGTCGGAGCCGGTGATGGTATAACAACTAACAGTACAGCTGTATCAGTTACAGCAGGTAATGGTGTTAGTGTTAATTCAACAGGAGCTCATGTAGTTGGCGGCACTGGTGTAGTATCCAATTCAACAGGTGTTCATATCGGACAAGCAGTTGGTACAGGAGATACTCCTACATTTGCTGACTTGGTTATCTCTGGTAACTTAACAGTATCAGGAACAAAAACACAATTAAACACAACTGACTTAGCAGTTAACGATGCTATTATAACAGTTGTATCTGGATTAGGCTCAGGAGTTGCTCCTTCATTGGATGCAGGTATTGAAGTTAATCGTGGTAGTGCAGCTAATGCAACCATATACTGGGATGAGTCAAATGATAGATGGACTCATAAATTAACTGGTGGAACAGAATACGTTTTCCATACAAAAGCAACCGATATTGCTCTAGGAACAGACACATCTGGTAACTATGTTGATGGTGTAACAGCAGGCGTAGGTATAGCAGTAACACATACTCCAGGAGAAGGATCAGATCCTTCAATAGCAGTATTAGCTAATACAGGTATCGTATCTAATTCAACTGGTGTATTTGTAAACTCATCAGAAGTAGCTCATGATAGCACAAGCGGATTTGTAGCTAACGAACATATTGATCACTCAGCAGTAAGTACAATAGCTGGTACTGGTTTAACAGGCGGCGGTACAATAGCTGCTTCTAGAACATTAAATGTTATAGGTGGAAACGGAATAACCGCAAACGCAGATGACGTAGCAGTAGACGCACAAACAGGACTTACAGCTAACTCTACTGGACTATTTACAAACGATTCACAAATCGTGATGACAGCATTATCTGGTTATGACGCTAATGAAAATATAGATCATACTGGTGTTACAATTACAGCTGGTAGTGGTTTAACAGGCGGCGGTACAATAGCTGCTACTAGAACATTAACAGTCGGAGCCGGAAACGGAATAAGTGTTAACGCAATTGCAACAGCAGTTTTAGCAAACACTGGTATCACAGCTAACAGTACTGGTGTATTTAGTAAAGATTCAGAAATTGTCCATGATAGCTTAAGTGGCTTTGTAGCTAACGAACATATTGATCATACTAGTGTATCAATCTCAGCCGGCGCTGGTCTAACTGGTGGTGGCACAATAGCTGCTTCTAGATCATTAGCAGTAACAGGCGGCACAGGAGTAGTGGCTAATTCAACAGGTGTTCATATCGGACAAGCAGTTGCAACAACATCCGCAGTCACATTTGCTGACGCGACTATATCAGCCAATACAAAGGTAACAACATTACTGGACGGTTCTAATAGAACATTAAAGATCTATAATGCCGCCGGAAGTGTGGTATGGGGGTAATATATGGCCCTTCCAGCAAGTAGAGTAGCATTTAAATAATACTGCTTAAGAAAATTAGGTTACCCTGTAATCGAAATTAATGTTGAGGACATGCAGGTCGAAGATAGAATCGACGAAGCATTACAATTTTATTGGGATTATCATTTTGACGGTGTCGTAAAAGACTACTATAAATGGACAGTGGGCGCCTCTGACATTACAAATAGATACCTGACAGTTCCAGAAAATATTATTGGAGTTGTTAGAATTTTTGATATTGGTGATTCACTATCAACAAATAATCTATTCAATATTAGATATCAAATTGCTTTGAATGATTTGTACGATCTAACTTCTTTCAATCAATCCCTAGTAACATACTATACTAATATGCAACACATTCAATTTATTGAAGAGCTATTAGTCGGCAGACAGCCAATCAGATATAACAGACATGTTAATAGACTATACGTAGACATGGATTGGGAAAAGGTGCAGGTGGGTGAAAAGATCATAGCAGAAGCATACCAGATAGTAGACCCAGAAACATTTACTAATGTCTATAAAGATAGATGGTTGCTAAGCTATGCATCAGCAAAAATCAAATATCAATGGGGATCAAACTTAACGAAATTTGAAGGAATGCAATTACCTGGCGGCGTACAATTTAATGGAACCAAGATAATGGATGATGCAGAGCGAGAGATCAATCAGTTAGAACAAGAGATGATTTCAAGTTACAGTCTTCCAGTATCTGATATGATCGGATAATGTTTAATGCGAAGCACTTTCTTTCAGAATTACGAAGCTAGCGGAGAAGCTCGCTTAATAGAAGATCTCGTAATAGAATCTATTTCTATCTACGGGCAGGAGACTCTGTACCTTCCAAGAAACAGAGTTGAGACTGATCAGTTATATTCTGAAGCCCCTCTTTCTAAATTCGAAACTACTTATCCAATTGAGATGTATATTAAATCAGTTGAAGGGTTTGAAGGCGAAGGTGAGTTCATGTCTAGATTTGGTTTACAAATCCAAGACCAAATGGTACTCACAGTTGCAAGAAGAAAGTTCCAAGAAGAAATAGAAGAGTTTGAGCCAGAAATAACAAGACCAAGAGAAGGTGATTTAATATTTTTACCTTGGGTCAAAGGATCTCTTCCTACAGCGACAGGAGCATTGTTCGAGATTAAATTTGTTAATCATGATGCAGTGTTCTATCAAATGGGCGACCTACAAACATACGACATTACATTAGAGAGATTTAACTACTCAGAAGAAAGGCTTGATACAGGTGTCGCATTAATTGATAATATTGAAGTTGATAATTCACAAGACTATCAATTAGACGCTACTACTATTACAACAGAGGCTGGAGTCATAGTAACAGCAGAGAATGGAGTGTCGTTTATAAACGATAACTACGATAAGAGACTAGTCGATAAAGATGATGACTCAACCATGTTTGAGGATACAGCAGATGGCTTTATTGACTTTAGTGATATTAATCCATTCAGTGAAGGAGTACTATAATGTTCGGCCAAAAATTCTATAATGGAGTCATTAGGAAGTATGTTATATACTTCGGGACTTTATTTAATGACTTAGAGATAGATCGAGTGGACAGTGCTGGAACAGTGCAGCAGACCTTGAGAGTCCCTATCTCCTACGGTCCTAGGCAGAAGTTTATAGAAAGGCTTGATGTGGACGCTAATCTCGACAGAAAGGTGGCATTGCAGTTACCTCGTATGTCATTTGAGATGACAGCATTCCAATACGATGCTGAAAGAAGACTGTCACCAACTAAAAAAATCTATCAAGCTAAGACAGACGATACAAATAATCTGTTATCTACATATACACCAACACCATTTGATATAGGTTTTCAGTTAGCTATTATGGTTAAGAATGCTGAAGATGGAGTAAGAATACTAGAACAGATACTACCATTCTTTACTCCTGAATTTACAGCAACACTAAAGCTTATAGACAATATGGATTTTGTTCTTGATGTCCCAGTTATATTCCAAGGATTAAATACAGAAGATTCATATGAAGCAGACTATACAACAAGAAGAGTATTAATACATACTTTAGATTTTGTAGTAAAAGGTTTTGTATTTGGAAATGTTAAAGATCAGAAAGGTCTTATCAGATCAGCTAATACTCAGTTCCATGTTGACCCAGGTGCAACAGGCGTCTTTAAACTGGACGCTACATCTGTAGCCAGTAAGGTTGTTGTTAAACCAGGTTTAGATGCTAACGGTGTTGCAACATCTAATTCTAGCGTAAGTATAAATACTAATAGTATTAACGCTAATGATAGCTTTGGTTATATAACTGAGAAGACTTTTAATGGATAATAATGATGCAATTGGTGAATTTTTAGAATTAGAACCAATCAAGAAAGATATAAAACAAGCCAATCAGCTTGTTAAAGATTCTAAAATAGACAATGATTTTGAATATGCTAGAGGCAACCTCTACCAAGTGATTGAGAATGGGTCCAATGCTTTGACTGATCTACTACAAGTAGCACAGCAAGGACAGCACCCGAGAGCTTACGAAGTAGTGGCTACACTAGTCAGAACATTATCTGACGCAAACATAGCGCTAATGGATTTAACTAAAAAGAAACAAGACATAACAGGGGAAGCAGTTAAGAACCCTAATACAGTTAATAATAATCTGTTCGTCGGAAGTACCGGCGATCTTCAAAAGCTTATAAAAAAAGAATTAGATGAATCAAGTTAGAGAGAACTACCTAGGAAATCCAAACCTTAAACGCGCCAATGTTCCTCAGGAGTTTTCTCCAGAGCAAGTTAGTGAATTTATTAAGTGTAGTAAATCTCCGCTCTATTTTATTAATAACTATATACAGATTGTCAATATAGATGAAGGCTTAATTCCTTTTGACTTATATGATTTTCAAGAAGATATAGTTGATCTTATTACAGAAGAAAGATTTGTAATATGTAAGATGCCTAGACAGTCAGGTAAGACGACAACAGTCGCAGCTGTGCTATTATGGTATATAATGTTCCATGAATCGTTTTCATTAGCTATTCTTGCTCATAAGTCTCAACAATCAAGAGAAATATTAGGAAGAATATCTTTAGCATACGAACACTTACCAAGATGGTTACAACTAGGTGTAGTAGAATGGAACAAAGGTAACGTAGAATTAGAAAATGGTTCCAAGATATTAGCTGCATCTACATCAGCATCAGCTATTAGAGGTGGATCATTTAACCTTATTTACTTAGACGAGTTTGCATTCGTTCCAATGCATATACAGGAAGAGTTTTTTGCTTCTGTATATCCTACGATTTCATCTGGTAATACTTCTAAAGTATTAATAACATCCACACCTAATGGAATGAATCTATTCTATAAGATATGGAATGATAGTGAAAATGAACTAAATGACTATAAAAGAATAGACGTTCATTGGTCTGACATTCCTGGAAGAGATGAGAAGTGGAGAGAAATGACCATCAGAAATACTTCTGCTGATCAGTTTAGAGTTGAGTTCGAATGTGAATTCATAGGAAGCTCAAATACATTAATAAGCCCGTCAGTATTAAAGCGGCTCGTATATGAGAATCCAATCTTTACAAACGAAAGTATAAGAGTATTTGAAAGCGCTCAGAAAGATCATCTTTATCAGATGGTAGTTGACACGGCGCGTGGGGTTAACAATGATTATTCGGCATGTGTAGTATTAGATATTACTGAATTACCTCATAGAGTAGTATGTGTGTATCAGAACAATACAATAAGCCCAATGAATTATCCAGTTGTATTGCAATCGATGGCCAAGCAATACAATAATGCCTATATATTAGTAGAGTCAAACGATATTGGTATGAGTGTAGTCGAGAGTCTGCACAATGAATTAGAAGTAGAAAACGTTCTTATGTCAGCTGCTAGAGGAAGAGCAGGGCAAGTACTTTCATCAGGGTTTGGCGCAGGTGGACAGTATTTTGGTGTTAGAACAACGAAGCAAGTTAAGCGGAACGGTTGTTTGAATCTTAAGACTTTAATCGAGAGTGATCAGCTGATTATCTCTGACTTTAAAATCCTAGAAGAGTTAACACATTTTACGCAAAAAGGTGAATCATGGGAAGCAGATGGCGGGCATGATGATTTAGTTATGTGTTTAGTTCTTTATGGATGGTTAAGTATACAAGACTACTATAAGGAAATAACAAGCACTGATATACGTAAACATATTCAAGGGCAGAGTGCTGCACAGCATGAAGAGGATATGTTACCATTAGGGTTTATAGATGATGGCCACGAAGACGTACCAGGGGGTATGGAAATAATTGACTGGGAGACAGGAGACAAGGTTTTCTAACCACCGGTTTTAATAAATATAATCAGACGATTTATTGATTTTTAGAGGAGACATAATATGGGATTTCAAGTTAGTCCTGGTGTAAATGTAAGCGAAATAGACTTAACCACAGTCGTACCTGCAGTCTCTACTACAGAAGGCGCAATAGCTGGCGTATTCAATTGGGGTCCCGCTGAACAGCGAGTCCTAGTTGATAGTGAAACATCTTTAGTTGCTAGATTTGGGGAACCAACATCTGACAACGCAGAGACTTTTTTCACTGCTGCCAACTTTTTGTCTTATGGAAATAAACTATACGTTGTTAGAACAGTTTCATCAGCAGCAAGAAATGCTACTGGTGTTGTTGCAGGCGGGAATACATCTGGAATCTCTTTAAAGAATTCAGATTCTCTTGACGCTGCAGTAACTGCTGCTAACGATGCTCATATCACCGCGGCAAAATATGTCGGTGTTAGGGGTAATGGTTTACGAGTAGAGGTTTGTGATAGTACGAGTGCTTGGCAAAGCAACGTTGTTTTAATTAACGGCGGCGCTGCAAGTGCAAACGCAGACATTGCAACATCAGATACAGTTACAAAAATGTCTTTCAGTATTGGTAGCACTAGTGCAACCATAGCATTGAAAGGCGCATCAAGTAGTGTTGCAAACGCTACATTAACAACCTTATTGACAGGTGTTGCTGCTGATTTACAAGTAGGAGACCTAGTTAAAGTAGGTAACTCTTCTATAGGTGAACAGAAGTTAAGCATTAAATCAATAGCTGCAGCAGGTTCAGATACATATGTCGATGACGGCAGTGGTGTATTTACAGCTAGCAGAACGGTTACATTAAATAATAGATTCACATTATCTACTGATTATAGTACAGGAACAATACAAAGGTTCTGGAAGTATAGCGATTCATTCGACAATGCTCCAGGCACATCAACTTACGCAGCTGGAAAAGGCGGCGCAGGTGATGAAGTTCATGTTGTAGTAGTAGATGAAGCTGGTGACATTACCGGAACTCAAGAAACAATTCTTGAGAAATGGGAAGCTCTTTCAAGAGCCACTGACGCTAAAAACGAAAGCGGCGAATCTACTTATTACTACGACAAAATTAACGATGCTTCTGAATGGATTTACTTTGTAAATTCAGTATCAGGTCACACACCAGGAATTGCTTCTGGATTGACTGCATTATCTACAGCACTTCCGGTGAAGCTTGACTTCGCAGGTGGCCTAGATGGTAGCACAGAATCTAGTATCTCATTAGGAGATATAGCAGTTGGTTACGACTTGTTCTCAGACGGAGCAGATGTAGATGTATCATTAGTAATGATAGGTAAGAGTAAAGGCGGCACCAACGGTGAAGCATTACTTAACTACGTAATCGATAATATTTGCGAAGTAAGAAAAGATTGCGTTGCGTTTGGTTCGCCAGACAAAGCGGATGTCGTAGACGTTACAGCCCCTTCAACAGCAGCAGACAATGTCGTCGCATTTAGAAACACTTGTAGATCGTCTTCTTATGCTATGTTAGATAGTGGTTATAAATACGCTTACGATAAGTACAACGACGTTTACAGATGGGTCCCATTAAATGGCGACGTAGCTGGTCTTTGTGCTAGAACTGACAACGAAAGAGATGCTTGGTTTTCACCAGGTGGTTTCAATAGAGGTCAGATCAAAAACGTAATTAAGTTAGCGTTCAACCCAAGACAAGCATATAGAGATGTACTTTACAAAGCAGGTGTTAACCCAGTAGTTGCATTCCCAGGTCAGGGAACAGTTCTATTTGGTGATAAGACATTGCTAAGTAAGCCTTCTGCATTCGATAGAATCAACGTAAGACGTTTATTCATCGTTCTAGAGAAAGCAATTAGTACAGCTTCTAACTTCACATTGTTCGAGTTCAATGATGAGTTTACTAGATCACAGTTTGTTAACCTAGTTGAGCCTTTCTTAAGAGATGTTCAAGGGCGAAGAGGAATATATGACTTTAGGGTTGTATGTAACGATTCAAACAACACTGGCGAAGTAATCGACAGAAACGAATTTGTAGGAGATATTTATATCAAACCTGCTAGATCAATTAACTTTATTCAACTAAACTTTGTAGCCGTTAGATCGGGTGTAGAATTTAGTGAAGTAGTTGGAAAATTTTAAGGAGTAAGACATGGCATTTAATATAAACGAAATTAGATCGCAGCTTACATTAGGCGGCGCACGTCCTTCCTTATTCCAAGTACGAATAAATAACCCGGCTGAATCAGCTGGCGACTTGAAGGCTCCATTTTTAATCAGAGCTTCTCAGATCCCAGCCTCAACGTTAGGGTTAATTGAAGTACCTTACTTTGGAAGGAAACTAAAAATTGCTGGGGACAGAACATTCGCTGAATGGCCTGTTACAATTTTAAATGACGAAGACTTTTTAATCAGAAATGCATTAGAAGCTTGGTCACATGAAATAAACGCCCATCAAGAAAATGTAAGAGGGTTTGGTAGTGCAAGTCCTTCTGCGTATAAGTCAGATGCAACAGTAACTCAGTTTAGTAAAACTGGGGTACCGATCAGAGAGTATAAGTTCGTAGGAATTTATCCAGCTCAAATTGAAGAGATTCAATTAGATTGGGAAGCTGTAGATCAGATCCAACAATTCAGTTGTATTTTTCAATACGACTACTGGACTGTATCTGGTGCAACTGGAAACGCGGGCACATAAATATATTGAAAGAGAGCCAGGCTATCAATTAGTCTGGCAATCTTCTTTTTTATAATGGAGATCACAAATGGCTGAATTATTTGGCTTTGAAATAAAGCGTAAGCAAGCGGAAGAAGAGTCTAAGACGCAACCTTCTTTTGTCACACCTCAGTACGATGACGGAGCTGTTAATGTTACCACTACAGGTGGCATGTATGGAACGTACGTAGACCTAGAAGGTACGGCAAAGAACGAAGCTGAATTGGTTACTCGCTATCGTAAGATGTCTTTACAACCTGAAGTCGAACATGCAATCGACGATATCATTAATGAAACTATTATATCAGATCCTACTCAGCCAGTAGTTGATATTAATTTAGATGGTACCGATTTTAGCACTAAGGTTAAAAATCTTATCGATGCAGAATTCAAAAAAATATCTGAATTACTTTATCTCAATCAAGGCGGCTACGAATTATTTCGTAAGTGGTACGTTGACGGTCGTATGTATTTCCATGCAGTCATCGATGAAGATAAGCCTGAAGAAGGTATAAAAGAGCTAAGATATATTGATCCAAGAAAGATCAGACTTATTAGAGAAACTAAGAAAGTCAAGCAAGGCGGTGTACCGGTTGTTAAAGTTATAAATGAATTTTATATTTTTAATGATAAAGGGTTCCACTCCAAGTCAACTATGTCACCGGACCCAATTGTAGCGGGCGGAGCACAAGGACTTAAAATAGCCAAGGATAGTATATTACATATTACATCTGGCTTAACAGACGAATACAATAAAATGGTTTTATCGCATTTGCATAAAGCTATTAAACCTCTTAACCAATTACAAGTGTTAGAGGATGCATCAGTCATCTACAGAATATCGAGAGCCCCTGAGAGAAGAATCTTTTATATCGACGTAGGTAACTTACCTAAAATGAAGGCAGAACAATATCTAAGAGATATGATGACTAAGCATAAGAACAGATTAGTCTACGATGCTGCTTCAGGAGAGATCAGAGATGATCGTAAGTTTATGACTATGATGGAAGATTTCTGGCTACCTAGAAGAGAAGGCGGCAGAGGGACAGAAATAACAACCTTACCTGGTGGACAAAATCTAGGTGAGATGGAAGATATAGAATACTTTAAAAAGAAATTATATAGATCTCTTAATGTGCCTGTTAGTAGATTAGAGCCAGACGCTGGCTTCACTCTAGGCAGAGCATCAGAGATTTCAAGAGATGAACTTAAATTTAATAAGTTTATCAGAAGATTAAGATTACGATTCAGCCTATTATTTATTAAAGCGTTAGAGAAACAATTAGCACTTAAGAGTGTTATGACAATAGATGAATGGCATCACGCTATTCATTATGTTAAGTTTGATTACGTTGAAGACAATCACTTCGCAGAATTAAAAGATTCAGAAGTTGTAAGAGAAAGACTACAAACGTTAGATGCTCTTGTTCAACACACTGGAACATACTTCTCGAAAGACTGGGTACGTAAGAATATACTAAGATTAAACGAGCAAGAGATAGCTGATATGAAGTCATCTATGGATCAAGAATCCAGTGATGAACAGGACTTTGGACCCGGCGGGGGGTCTCATCCTGAAGCACCATGGAATCAAACTGAACCAGAAGAGCAATAGATGCTGAGATCTCGTTTAGAGGTGTGATAAATAATAAATATAATGGAGAATGAATATGCCTGATGTAGATTATAATAAAGTGAATGTTGATGATATTGTTAAAGGCGCTATAGGCGATAAACCAGTATCAGTTAAGCAAGCGTTCGATGACGAGATGCTAAATAGAGTAGCAGATGTTATCTCTGGTAAGAGAGATGAAGTAGTTCAGTCCATGGTTGGTAATAAAGAACCAGAAGAGGTTGAAGCAGAAGCAGAAGCACCTGAAGAAGTAGCAGATGTTGAGCCGGAAGAAGATGGACTCGACGCAGAAGTCACAGATGATGAGCTGGAAGCTGCACTAGATGACGAGGATGAAAATCCTGAAGAAGAGCTTCCAACTGAAGAAGAACAAATAGAAGACGATTCTGAAGAAGAATCAAGTCAATAGAGGAATAAAATGGCGAAGAAACTTAAAGACATTCTTGAAGCAGTAGGCAAACTGCCTCATCACGGTCGTGATAAAGCTGAAGGCGAGAAGGACTTTAAAAACCTTCATACTGCCGTCATAAACGATCCTGAACACCCAACAGGCAAAAAGAATATGGATATTCTTAACGCTAAGTCGATGAAGAAAGATACATCGAAAAGAACACACCTGACTAAAGATGAAGAAGAGTTAGCTAATGAAGACGTTAATTCTGTTCTTGAGTCAATCCTTTCAGAAGAAGATCTCTTAGAAGATTTTCAAGAGTCAGTACTTGATGATATACAAGCTATAGTAGAAGCCGATGAAGAGCGCTCAGTTGAGCTAACAGACGGCACAATGATCGATGTAGATCCTGATACAGCTAGAAATATTGTTAACGTAATGGAATTCTTAAACGATGAAAATTCAGAGAAGTTCTTAGAGAAGCTTGAAACATCAGAAGAAGATTTCCTAAGAATGGTTGACTTTGCTATATCAATGGGAGATGAAGCGCAATGATCATCGACATTAAAGGCGCAGAAGCATCAATCACCTCCACCGCATCCAATTTTAGCGGTGCTAGACTAATCAAAATCAATGCTACAGCAGCAGCAACAGTTGTTACTTTAACAACAGCAGCTGATGCAGCTATTGGTACTACAACATTACTTGCAGGTACACATCTTATCGCTAAGTCTCCAACAGACAAGATAGCATGCGCTCCTACAATAAACGGAACCCCAGTCGGGTTCGCGAATTAAGGTAAAGATATGAAGCTAATAACAGAAGTAACCTTTTCAGACTTTGAATACCTAAAAGAAGGTAAAACAGAAGACGGAAAACAGAACTACTTTATTGAAGGCGTATTCTTACAATCAAATTTAAAGAATAGAAATGGTCGTATGTATCCTAAGGAAACAATGACCAAAGAAGTTGGTCGCTATATTAAAGACAATATAGATGCGAAGAGAGCATATGGTGAACTAGGTCACCCTTCAGGTCCAACTATCAACCTAGAAAGAGTTTCACATATGATTACATCTTTGAAAGAGGATGGAGACAACTTCATAGGAAGAGCCAAGATTTTGGATACTCCTTATGGACAAATCGTAAAAAATCTAATGGATGAAGGCGCACAACTAGGTGTATCTTCAAGAGGTATGGGATCAATAAAGCCTAACAGAGATGTTATGGAAGTACAAAGTGATTTCATGCTAGCTACAGCAGCCGATATTGTTGCTGATCCATCTGCACCTGATGCTTATGTAAGAGGTGTTATGGAGGGTGTGGATTGGGTTTATAACGCTGCTGAAGGTCAATGGAGATCACAACGAGTTATAGATGAGGTAATAAAAACCGGAACGAAGAGTGTTAAACAACTTCAAGAACGCAAATTTGAGTTCTTCCAGAAGTTTCTTGACTCGCTAGTATAAGGTTTTTATAAATAATACATATAAAGTATTAAAATAGTTTTAATTAAATTTTAGAGGAGTCGTAAAAATGGCTAAAAAAGAAATGGAAACAGTGAACAGCGAAGCTGCAGTCGGACTTGATGAATTCAAAGCCACAGGCGATGCTTCTATGATTGCTGACCCAGTTTCTACTAAGAGCAACAAAAGACCTGCAGACAAAGACGATGGCGAAAAAGCAATGCCAACTTTATCTAAGGCCGGTATGGTAGCTGCGGTAGTACAAAAATTATCTTCTTTTGGTAAAGGAGAAGTCAACGATGCTTACAACACAATTTTTGGAAAGGGCCCTGCTGCTGGCGGTGGTTCTTCTAAAAATGCTGCAAGCATTAAAACAAAAGGTATGAGAGAAGACATCGAGGATATTTTTGATGGCGAAGAACTTGCTGAAGAATTCATGGAAAAAGCTGAAACAGTTTTCACTGCAGCAGTAACTGCTAGAGTAATTGCAGAGCAACTTAGACTAGAAGAAGAATTCGAAGCAAAGCTTGAAGAAGCTACTTCATCTTATATAGAAGAAACAAACACTAAGGTAGACAAGTACCTTTCATATGCCGCTGAAGAGTGGGCATCTGAGAACGAAGTTGCAATCGAATCTGCTATTAAAGTAGAAATCGCTGAAAACTTCATGTCAGGCCTCAAAGGCTTATTCGAAGAGAACTTCGTTGATCTTCCAGAAGAGAAGATTGATCTTGCTGCAGAGCAAATCGAACGAGCAGAGAAATTAGAAGCCGATCTAAACGAAGCAGTTGCTTCGAAGATTGAACTTCAGAACGATATTGATAGTCTTTTGAAGAGCGCATATGTTGCTGAGCAATCAGAATCATTGACCGTTACTCAGAAGGAAAAGCTTTCAGCACTTGCTGAAGGTATAGAGTATGATAGCCTTGATGACTTTCAAGCAAAACTAGATGTCATTAAGACTCAGTACTTTGCTTCAAAGAGCGTAACAGCCGTAACTGAGGAGACTTTCGAAGAGCCTCTCCAGGAAGCAGAGGAAAAGGCTGCAGTCGATCCTTTAATGGAGAGATATGCCGGTGCGATTTCGCGTACCGTTAAAAGATAAATAATGTTAGGGTATAAATTAAAGGAGAACTACTAATGAACCTAAATCAAAACTTAGTTGAAAAGTGGCAGCCAATTCTTGAGCACGAAGATCTACCAACGATCGGAGATTCTCATAAACGAGCAGTTACAGCCCAACTATTAGAAAATACAGAAATAGCGTTAAGAGAAGGAAGCGCTTATTCTTCACAATCACTCCTCTCAGAAGCAGGAACTCACACTCCTGTCAACGCAACTGGCACAGCTGGTTTCGGTGACGGCGTTCAGAACTATGATCCTGTTTTAATTAGCTTAGTAAGAAGAGCTATGCCTAACCTTGTTGCATATGACATGTGTGGCGTTCAGCCTATGTCTGGACCTACTGGTCTTATATTTGCAATGAGAAGTAAGTATACTACTGCTGCTAACTCAGCCACTGAAGCATTCTACAACGAAGCAGATACTGCTTTCGGAACTATTAATGCTGGTGCAAACACTGTCGGTGACAAAAACGTCGGTACTACACCTGCTACAGCGAATAACGCTGAAGCTGGATTGTATAACTTTGCAGACGGTATGTCTACTAACCAAGCTGAAGCTCTCGGAAATGCATCTAACGCTGCTTTCCCTGAAATGGCTTTCTCAATTGAGAAAGTATCTGTTACAGCTGGGTCAAGAGCTCTGAAAGCTGAATACACAATGGAACTTGCTCAGGATCTTAAAGCCATTCATGGTCTAGATGCTGAAACAGAACTTGCGAATATTCTTTCTACAGAAATTCTTGCAGAGATTAACAGAGAAATCATTAGAACAATTAACGTTGTTGCTAAGCAAGGTGCTCAAACTGATACAACAACCGCCGGAACATTTGATCTAGATACTGATTCAAATGGTCGTTGGTCTGTTGAGAAGTTCAAGGGCTTAATGTTCCAAATCGAAAGAGATGCTAACCAAATTGCAAAAGACACTCGTAGAGGAAAGGGTAACGTATTGATCACATCAAGTGACGTTGCTTCTGCTTTACAAATGGCTGGCGTGCTTGATTATGCTCCTGCTTTAAACTCAAACAACCTCCAAGTTGATGACACTGGTAATACTTTTGCCGGCGTACTTAACGGACGTTATAGAGTTTACATCGATCCTTACACTACTGGTAACTATTACACATTAGGTTATAAAGGATCTTCAAGCTTCGATGCTGGTCTTTTCTATTGCCCATATGTTCCATTACAAATGGTTCGTGCGGTCGGTGAGAATACTTTCCAACCAAAAATTGGCTTTAAAACTCGTTACGGCGTAGTTGCAAATCCATTTGCTGAAGGAACTGCTTACGGCGCTGGTGCATTAACTAAAGACTCTAACGTATATTACAGAAGAGTATTGGTTAACAACATCATGTAATCTAAAGTTTTAAACTTTAAAAAGAGCCCTTACGGGCTCTTTTTTTTGGTCCGAGGTTGCCTAAATAGAATAGTTAGATAGAGACACTCTTTATCTACAGACATACACACACACAGGAGGTAACATGTCACAAGGAAAATCAGGGTTCGAGATTCGAGCCGAATTGCTAAACCTAGCTCAAGGTCTATTGATAGATAATAGACAAAATAGAGTAGATACTATTCAATACAACAATGAAGTACTCGGAAACAAAGAAGCAATAGCTTCGGAATCGATAGGTACACAGGAAGTGGTTGATACGGCTAAGTCGCTGTACAATTTTGTTAACGAGAAGTAATAAAGTAGTTGCAATAAGTCGAGAGATCGACTATAATATATTGTAGATAGCAACCTTGGGACTAAGTTCAACGCCATAGAGGCAGCTTAGTCCCATTTTTTAAGGTTAACCTATCAGGAGATTATATGCCATATTCACAGAAAGTAGTAGACAGATTTAACGCTGTATTAGATGAACCATCCAAACATGGAGTTGGTAGATTCGACCCAGCTGATCCAAACGTAGCTACTGGTATGACAGGTGCACCAGCATGTGGTGATGTCATGAAATTGGATCTTAAAATCAATCCAGATAATAATATTATTGAAGACGTAAAATTTAAAACGTACGGTTGTGGTTCTGCAATTGCATCTTCCTCTCTATTTGTTGATATGCTTATCGGTCTAACTACCGAAGAAGCTTCTCTCATTAAAGATAAAGACATAGCAGAAGCTCTGGAGCTTCCATCAATCAAGATACATTGCTTTGTATTAGCTCAAGATAGCATACAGATGGCAATTACTGATTGGAAAGGAAAGCTCGATAAGAGAAAACATAACCAGTTCGATGATTGAGTTAACCGATGCAGCGGTAATTAAGGCGGCTGAGAAAGCAAAGGATGATGGTAGAAGTACTATTTCATTTGGGATTACTGGCGGTGGCTGTTCTGGTTACGAGTATGTTATTAAGTGGGCTGATGATGGCCCTTTACAAGGTACTATAACAGACTACGGAAATTTCCAGATCTATATTGAAGCAGGCAGCGAACCTTACTTAATGGGATCAACATTAGACTGGGTTAAAGAAGGTCTAAATGAATCATTCAGGATAGTCAATCCTAATGAAGAAGCGGCATGTGGATGCGGAGTTAGCATCTTGTTCGATCAAGATAAGATAAATACTAATGAAGCTTTATTAATGGAGACCGCATGAGCGAATTAACATCACAACCTACTAATATGTCCTTCTTGAGTCCTCTCAAGTTTGGATTTAATGTAGCTAAATTACCTAACGTCAACTTCTTTTGTCAGTCGGTTCTATTACCTGCCATCACACTACCAAAGCTTGATGTATCAACACCATTTGTAAGAATTCCTATGCCAGGTGATCATATAGATTTTGGTGAAATGCAGATTACTTTTAGAGTAGATGAAGACATGAAGAACTACATAGAAGTATTTAATTGGATAACAGCATTAGGTTCACCAAGCACCTTTGATGACTACAAACAAATGTCAGACAGTGACAGAAGACTCAACCCATTAGGAACACAAGAGATAGTCTCAGATGCTTCTTTATTAATCTTTAATAGCGCAGCTAATCCAAATATAGAGATTAAATTTAAAGGTCTATTTCCATCAACAATTTCAGAATTAACACTAGACCTAAGAGCTCAAGACGTAATGTACATAGAATGTGTAGCGTCCTTCAACTACGAGCAGTACGAAATCATACCATTATAAGTTGACTTCGACGGTGAAAGCCGTTATAATATAGTATAAAGCCGTGAGAATATAGTATGACCTTAGATGATATAATGGCCCTTTGGAGCAAAGACTGCGATCTCGATCGTACAGAGCTCGGTGAAGAGTCATTAAAGATACCACAACTACACTCAAAATACTTTAACATCTTTTCTAAGGAGAGATTGTTACTACGTAAACTCGAAACCGATCAAAAAGTACTTCATAAGCAGAAGTATGAATGGTTTAATGGCACTATGGATATAGATGACCTCACAGAACTCTCCTGGGAGCCAAATCCGCTTAAGATATTAAGAACAGATATAGGTCAGTACATAGATGCTGATCAAGACATAATACAGCTAAATTTAAAACTAGCGTATCAGAAAGAGAAAGTAGAATTCTTAGAGAATGCTATCAGATCTCTTAACTCGCGAGGCTTTAATATTAAGTCAGCGATAGATTGGGAGAAATTTAAAGTAGGATTATAATATGATATTACCAAACGACACAGAAGCTAGACACATTGTATGGGAACTGCATCACGAGATGCACAACACTCGTAATTGTGGATTCACCGGCCTTGATATGAAGAAAAGGCTCTGGGGTATAAAGAATGCTGTTGACGCAGCTCTAGCAACTGCACCCAAGTACCACGGCGAACCAGAGTTCAAGGAAATTGAAGTTAAATGAAAGCAGCTATATTAGGATACGGCTTCGTAGGTAAAGCTACTGAGCAATTATTGATAGACACAGAGTTTGATATTGTTATACAAGATCCAGCACTCGGCTTAAAAATTGATGATTGGACAGACGTAGAGTATGTTTTTATATGTGTACCTACTCCTCTGTATGCAACATCTTTTGTCGATGAAAATGGATCAAAGATTCCTGTCTGCGGCAGACTAGAATTACGTCTTGTAGACAATGCAATAAGATCTATACCTACTTGTCCAAATGGTAAGCCTCCAAGGATAGTAATACGAAGTACTATTGGCCCAGATCAGCTATCAGCTGATTGGTTATTTATGCCGGAGTTTTTAAGAGAGATTCATTGGGCAGAAGATGTAGCTAATAAAGACAAGTCTATTATTATAGGCGGGCATGGCGCAGCTGCTCTAGGCGCTCTCATGCCTAAAGGTAGACAGGTTAAGATAGTTACCGCTAAGGCTGCAGCTATATTTAAATTGAGTCGTAATGCTATGCTAGCAGCAAAGGTAATTATGGCCAATGAGATCAAAGAGGTATGCGAGACGTATCAAGTTGATTATGAAACTGTTAAAGAGTTATTCATTGTGGATGGTACACTAGGTACTACTCATTTTGATGTTCCGGGACCAGATGGCAAGTCTGGATTTGGAGGTAAGTGTCTACCTAAAGACACAGAGCATTTCGCTGGGCTACTTCCCTTAACGGATCGTTTTAGTGCAGTGAATATATTTAATACGACCGTTATAGAAAATCAAAAGTACAGAAAATGAAAATAGGATTCACATGTTCAGCGTTTGATCTGTTGCATGCAGGTCATATTAATATGCTAAGAGAAGCTAAGTCACAATGCGACCATCTCATTTGTGGATTGCAGGTTGATCCATCTCTCGATCGAGATACAAAAAACAAACCTATTCAAACAATCGTAGAAAGATATACTCAACTGCAAGCAGTTAGCTATGTAGATGAGATTATTCCCTATGTATACGAGCAAGATCTTAAAGACATCTTAATGATGATGCCAATTAATATACGTATATTAGGTGAAGAGTATCGCAATGCATCCTTTACAGGTAAAGAGATCTGTCAAGAGAGAGGCATTGAGCTATACTTTAATAATAGATCACATAATTTCTCTACGAGCAACCTCAGAAAAAGGGTAGAAGATAATCCAAAGAATGTCTGATCTAATCACCGTCGAAAAATACAACGACGCATACATAAAGGTATTATGCGAACCGGGTGTAGGATATGAACTATCTGAGTACTTCACATTTGTAGTACCTGGAGCTAAGTTTATGCCGCAGGTTAAAAGTAAATTCTGGGACGGTAAGATAAGACTTTTCAATGTTGCTACTGGACTCTTATATGCTGGATTAATTCCCTACATAAGAAAGTTTGCTTATGATAGAGAGTATACAGTTGACGTAGATTACGAATTACAAGATACAGACTATTCATTAAAAGAAGCACAAGAGTTTTGCTCTGCTTCAACTACCTTTGAGCCAAGAGATTATCAAGTAGAAGCATTTGCTCATGCAATGAGAACAAGAAGAGCTCTATTACTATCACCGACAGCATCAGGCAAGTCATTAATTATCTATATGCTAGCTAAGAAGATGATAGAAGCAGGTAGAAAGATACTTGTTATAGTCCCTACTACATCGCTAGTATATCAGATGAAGACAGACTTCCAGGAATATGGCTACGACAAGAATGTAAGAGTCATTGATGGAACACAAGACAAAAGCTGGCGTAATGATATTGATGAAGACATAGTTGTATCAACCTGGCAGTCAATATATAAAATGCCTAAGCCTTGGTTTAATCAATTCAAATGTGTTATGGGAGATGAAGCGCATAACTTTAAGTCTAAATCTCTTACAGCTATTATGACTAAATTAGAGAGCTGTGAATATAGATATGGCTTTACAGGCACATTAGATGGTACAATGACTCATAAGTTAGTACTAGAAGGATTGTTTGGAGCTACTAAGAAGGTTACAACATCTAAAGAGCTAATGGATGAAGGCACGTTAGCTGAGCTAAAGATCAAATGCATACAGTTAGGTTATCCAGAAGCAACATGCAAAGAGAGAAAGGGACAAACCTATCAAGAAGAGATGCAATTCATAGTTGCACATCAAGGAAGATTAACCTTCCTACAGAACCTAGTCATGTCACTAAAAGGCAACACATTAGTCTTATACCAATTAGTTGAAAAGCATGGCAAAATAATATATAATAACCTTATAGAACAACAAAAAGCAGCGCTCTTTGATAGACAGATCTTCTTCGTGTCAGGTGAGATAAAAGCACAGACAAGAGAAGAGATTAGAGGAATAGTCGAAGGTGAAAAAGATGCAGTTATAGTTGCTTCTTATGGTACATTTAGTACAGGCATAAATATAAAGAACCTAGACAATATAGTATTCGCATCGCCTTCGAAGTCTAAGATTAGAGTTTTACAATCAGTAGGAAGAGGCCTGAGACGATCAGATAGAAAGACTGAAGCTACATTGTTCGATATTGCAGACGATCTACAATACAAAGCTAAAGTGAATTATACACTACAGCATTTTGCTGAAAGGGTTAAGTATTATAATGATGAAAAATTTGATTATAAAATATACCAAGTTAAAATAAATGACTGAACAAACAATAATAGCCTTAGTAAAACTTCTAGATAAAACTTCAGTTGTTGGAGAGGTAGTCTCTGAGAATGAAGCGTATATGGAAATAAAGAACGCAGTTGTTCTAGCTAGTTCACCAATATCAATTACCGAATTTAGATACTTCTTTTCTGGGATGCATAATCCGTTTCCAAAAGCATCACCTATTATAAGTAGAATCTATAAAGATCATGTCATAGCATACTATGATGAACTAGACCACTCTCTGATCGTACATAGAGAGAAGTTTATAAAACAATGGTTCGAGAGAAGAAAACCAATCCAGACAGAAGAAGAGGTTGAACTAGAAGCCCATTCTATCGATAGGGAAGCACTTGAAGAATTAGAGGCATATCTAGAAATAAAGAACCTCGCTAATACGGAGATACACTAATGGGCAAACATTACGTCGACAATAAAGAACTATATCGGACTCTATTAGAGTTCAAAGAGAAGAGACTAGCAGCAGAGGAGAAAGGATATGATAGACATCATAAAAAATATCCTAAGATACCAAACTATGTCGGAGAATGTTTATTGCAGATAGCTAACAGACTATCATACAAGCCTAATTTTGCTAACTATATGTTCAGAGAGGAAATGGTTGGTGATGGTATTGAGAACTGTATTAACTATTTAAATAACTTTGACCCTGAAAAGAGCAAGAACCCGTTTGCATATTTTACTCAGATAATCTATTATGCGTTCCTAAGACGAATCGATAGAGAGAAGAGACAGTTATATGTTAAGCATAAAGCATTAGAGAATCATATGGTAATGGATGAGTTAGTTGATTACCATGAGCAGGCAGAGGGAGGCGTTTCGATAGGAGTGAACTTACAATCAGATTATATGAAAGACTTTGTAACTAACTTTGAAGATAAAATTGAAGCTCGTAAACAAAAACGTGAGAGCAAAAAGGCAGAAAAAGGCCTTGAAAAATTCATGGATAAAGATGGCAAAGATAGCACTAGTAACTGATTTACATTTCGGCTGTAGAAACGATAACCAAAAAGTAGCAGATTTTCAGGAAAGGTTTTTCAAAGAAGTATTTTTTCCTTATATAGATGAGAATAGTATTGATACTGTTGTTGATCTAGGAGATACTTTTGACCGTAGAAAGTTTATAAACTTCTATTCATTAGATAGAGCAAAAAAGATGTTCTTTACTCCGTTAGCGGAGAGAAAAATCACTGTTCATATGCTAGTTGGTAATCATGATTCGTTCTATAAGAATACATTAGAGATTAACTCTGTTAAATTATTAGCTGAAGCGTACCCCAACATCGTTACATACGAAGAACCTACAGAGTGGAATGGTATTGTAATGCTTCCATGGATATGTGACGACAACAGGCAGCAAACAGATGACTTGATTGCTAAAACTAAATGTCAAGTACTGTTTGGTCATTTAGAGCTGTCTGGTTATCAGATGTATAGAGGTCAGGTGATACCTGGAATAGGAATGAAGGATGACTTCTTATCGAAATTTGATCTTGTATGCTCAGGGCACTTCCATACTAAATCTCAGAGAGGTAATATTAATTATCTAGGAACACCATATGAGATGACTTGGTCAGATGCTGATGATCAAAAAGGATTTCATATCTATGATACAGATGATAGATCAATAGAGTTTATTAAGAATCCAAATACAATGTTTAAGAAGATTTGGTATTCAGATGAAGACGCAGTAATAACAGATATTATAGAACAAGACTTCAGTCAATATAGAAACTGTTTCGTAAAACTTATAGTTAAAAATAAAACAAACCCTTACTGGTTCGATATGTTTATTGAGCGACTTGAGAAGCAAGAACCAATTCATCTGCAAGTAGTAGAAGACCATCTTAATCTAGATTTGGAAGACGAAGACGAGCTCATACAAGAAGCAGAAGACACGCTCACAATATTACATAACTATGTAAATAGCTTAGACACGGTGGTTAATAAAGAAGATGTATCTTCTGTTATCGGTGATCTATATTCAGAGGCTTTGACAATAAATTGATAACATTTAAAACGATTAAGTGGAAGAACTTTCTATCCACTGGAAACACCTATACAGAATTAGAACTCGACAACAATCCTACTACACTAGTCATAGGAGATAATGGCGCGGGTAAATCTACATTTCTAGACGCTTTAGCATTTGCTCTATATGGTAAGCCGTTTAGAAAGGTATCGAAGCCGCAGCTAATTAACTCTATCAACCAGAAAGATATGAAAGTACAATTGTATTTTAATATTGGACAGAATAAGTATAAGATTATAAGAGGAGCTAAGCCTTCTATATTTGAAGTATGGGTTAATGGTAAGATGGTTAATCAAGATGCTAGCGTAAGAGATTACCAAGAGCATTTAGAGAAGCATATACTTAAGTTATCATTCAAAGCTTTTAGTCAAGTAGTTGTATTAGGAAGCACATCATTTGTTCCCTTTATGCAATTACAAACAATGCATAGAAGAGAGGTGATTGAAGACCTGCTCGATTTGCAAATCTTCTCAGTTATGTCTCTCCTGTTACGCGAGCGAGTATCTACTAATGAGAAAGAGTTAACTGATATTAAACTATCAATAACTGTACTAGAAGAAAAGATTGCTCTAACTAATCAACACATTCTCTCCCTTGAATTAGACAACGAAAAAAGAATCCAAGATAACTTACTACAGGTAACTAATAACACAGCGGAGACACAGGCTCTCTTAGGGCAAATAGATGTCTCCACACAGGACATCAATAGCTTAAAGACTTCAATAGAGGATGCAACCAAGTTAAAAGGTAAGTATGAGAAGCTTAAAGAACTAAGAACTAAACTAACATCGCAGGTAACAGACCTAGAAGGTAAAGTCAAGTTCTATGAGACGGCTGATAAATGTCATACATGTGAGCAGGAAATTAATCCTGAGTTCGCTGAAGATATAGCATGTACACATAACAATAGAATTCAAGAGAAAACTGAAGGGATAGAACAGTTACTAATTGAAGTACAGAAAGCAGAAGATAGACTAGAAGAAATATCTAAGACGCAGACTGAGATTATTAATATGCAATCAACCATCAGTGAATGGAATTGGGCAGTTAATACTTTAAATGCTACGTCGACTAAATTGATAGCAGATAATGCTAAGCTTAGCGACTTTAAAGGCAGCAAGAAACAAGAGCATGCTAACCTAGATAAATTTAGTGATAAGCTTTTATCAGAAGAAGAGGTAAAAGAAGCTACAGTATTGGATAGAGGGACTCTAGCAGTTGTATCTTCTATATTAAAAGACTCAGGCATTAAATCTAAGATCATTAAACAATACGTACCCATTATGAATAAGCTAGTCAATAAGTATCTAGCAGCAATGGACTTCTTTGTGCAGTTTGAATTAGATGAAAACTTTAATGAGACTATTAGGTCTAGATTCAGAGATGACTTCTCATACGCATCGTTCTCAGAGGGTGAGAAGATGAGAATTGACTTATCATTATTGTTCACATGGCGCTCAATTGCTAAGATAAGAAACAGTGCTTCAACTAATCTATTAATAATGGATGAGGTGTTTGATAGTAGTCTAGATTCAACTGGTACTGAAGAGTTCCTAAAGTTACTAAATGAGTTGACTTCTGACACAAATGTGTATATAATATCACATAAGGGCGACACTTTAATAGACAAGTTTCAAAACATAATTAGATTTGAGAAAGTTAAGTCTTTCAGTAGAATAGCAACATGAGTCAAAAAATTATAATACCATTCGGCGATAGGAATGATATGCTCAGGTCAGTAGTACCTGACTATGACTTTAACGACCCGGAGAATGATGCAGTTAAGTTAGCACACACTCTAATCGACACTATTAAGAATGAGGCAGGCGCTGGACTAGCAGCTAATCAATTAGGCATCAGAGCAAGAGCATTTGTTATGTATTCAGAGCCTATGATAGTTGCCTTTAATCCGAAAATAACGTATACTGGTGAAGAATTAATTCTAATGGACGAAGGATGCTTATCCTATCCTGGAGTTACTATTAAAATCAGACGTCCAAGATTTACAAGAGTTAGATTTCAAGATCCATACGGCAATGTATGCACAAAGAAATTTGACGGAATGGCCTCAAGGGTATTCCAACATGAGTTAGATCATCTAGATGGAATAGAATACTTCACAAGAGCAAATACTATTCATAGAGACAGATTTCAGAGAAAATGGAAGAAGGTGACGCGGCTGGTTAAGAACCATGCGATTAAGATCGCTAAGGCTAAGCAAGGCAGCTAAATATTATTGTAGCTGTGCCCTTCCACAGCGAATAAAACAAAACTAGGAGCTAAAATGGCAAATAAAAAGTATCTCTATTCAGAGATCTTCGACTCGATTCAAGGTGAAGGACAGTACACAGGTGTACCCACAGCTTGGTTGAGATTCTTCTTATGTAATCTTCAATGCGACGGCTTTGGTCAGGATCATCCTACTAAACCTGAGACATGGGACTTACCTTATCAAAAAATCGACTTAACTGAACTCAACGATGACGGAGAGCTTAAGTATCAAAAAATGACAGACCTTCCTGTATGGGATAAGGGATGTGATAGTTCATATTCATGGGCTAAGAAATTCAAAAAACTTCAAATGATGGATGATGCAGAAACTTTAGCAGATAAAGTTCGTGAGTCATTTAAAAATAAATGGAATGCAGGTATGTGGCTTAATAGGCATATGTGTTTCACAGGCGGGGAGCCGATGATGAAGACTGCTCAGCAGTGTTCAATGGATATGATGAAGTATTGGATTGATCAAAGAGATTATCCAAGAAGTGTTACATATGAAACTAATGGAACTAAAGAAATCGAAACAAGCGATTATATAAACTTCTGGCAAGAGTATAGAGACGTTTGGGGCAGCGAGTTATTTATATCATGCAGTCCTAAATTGTATACTGTATCAGGAGAAGAATCTAAGAGAGCAATCAGACCTGATATTGTTAATTCATATCAAGAATTTGCTCACTCAGGGCAGCTTAAGTTCGTTGTTAATGGAACTAAAGAGTGCTGGGATGAATTAGAAGATACAATTGAGCAGTTTAGATATGCAGGTGTTAATTGGCCTGTATGGATTATGCCAGTAGGCGCAACCGTAGAAGGTCAAGAACTTGTAGCAGCAGACGTCGCAACAGAAGCTTTCAAAAGAGGCTTTAATGTTAGTGCACGAGTGCATGCTTATATATGGGGCAATGTAATTGGTGTTTAGTAGAGATAGACTTATAAGCATTCCTGATAGAGAAGCTCTGATAGAGCTCTATCATTCGCTTCCGGAAGAACGTATAAAGAGATTCTATAATCTTCACTATATGATTAAGAAGGATATTTCACTTGATGATGTGCCTGACATCTTAAGAGAAGAAGGCATGAGTCTATACGCAGCTTATTTCTTAATGATGGAGAAGGATTCTTTTACTCGAATGCATAGTGACAACGATGATGTAATCACTGGCACATCAATAACATTACTCGAGACAGAAAACCTGCAAGGCGGCGAAATAATTGTAATGGAGCCTCACTATAAAAAAGATATAGAAGTAACTCCAGAAGTAACTAACCGATATACCGAAGGTGATTATAAAGCAGGAGATAGTATTATCCCTATAGTAGTTAATCAAGCAGTCGGTGAGACAATAAAATATGGACCGAGTGTATTACATTCAGTTAGTAAAGTGGAGAGCGGTACTAGACTAGTACTCGTAACATGGTATAAAAATGAAGAAAATAAAATATAACTATAAAGAGTTTGAAGATGGCGTCGACTATATTTTAAATAATATTAGAGCTGTTGGAACAACATATGATAGAGTAGTAGGATTAGCGAGAGGTGGACTTCCACTTGCTGTTAGACTATCATACGAACTAGGCATGCCATTAGAATGCATTACATGGTCTCATAGAGACTTCGCGCAGAAAGAATATAATGATATCCCTGCAGATGATATGCGGGACGGTCAAAAGATTTTACTAGTAGATGATATTATAGACTCAGGTCTTACAATTAATTCTCTATTAGAAACCTGGGGGGTTTTTCCAAAAGAAAATCTCAGTATAGCTTGCTGTTACTATAATATCGATCAAGATATTCAGCCAGACTTCTGGCACAAGACAATAGAAAGGTCAACTGATGACAGTTGGGTTGACTTCTGGTGGGAGACAAAACATGATTGAACTAATACTTTTAATGACAGGGCATACGCTAGCTGATTACTTTCTGCAAGACTCTGATATGATACGAGACAAGAGAGAGTATGGTTTAAACACAGCTGTATTTCATTCTGGAATACATGCAGCGTTTACATTTATTGTATTGACATTTTTTGTTAATAGCTGGTTTGCAATCTTTCTAGCAATTGGTAATGGATTGGTTCATTATCATATCGACTGGGCTAAAGCTCAGATCGATTACAAATATAGTTTAGATCCTGATAGTCAAGGATTTTGGATGCTGCATGGTACGGATCAGTTTGCACATTTTTTAACATTAGCTCTGATCGTCAGCGCAATATAGGAGAATAATATGGCAGTAGAATTTTTATCAGGGAAGACTTATTCCCATAGCACAGGACATAGCTGTGCGTTTAGACAATGGAGAGCAGATAGTCATTGCAAATTAATACATGGTTACGCTCTGCAATTTGAACTACAATTTGGTAGTGATGGATTAGATGAACGCAACTGGGTAGTTGACTTCGGTGGCCTTAAAGCTTTAAAAACATGGCTTAAGACTATGTTTGATCATACGTGCTTAGTTGCAGCAGATGACCCTCACTTAGAGACGTTCACTCAACTCTATAAAGATGGTCTTATAGACATAAGAGTAGTTGAAGCAGTAGGATGTGAGAGATTTTCTCAAATGGTATTCGATATGGCTCAAGATATTATTAACGATCAATACGGTAATAGATGCTGGGTTGAGCAAGTAACGGTACGAGAGCACGAACATAATTCAGCAACTTGTAGGAGAGTTAAATGATTGATGAAATAGAGTATCAGACTAATAAGGAAGGAGCATTTTCTTCATTCGAAGATGATCGCAATGAATCAATATTAAAAAGAAAAGCTGTTGCCATTCCACCTAAAAGCGACTATAATATAGACATGCCGAATAAAAATAAAGTTCATGAACTCTACTGGAATGTTATTAAAAAGGAAGGCTTAAGAGCTTTCTCTAATGATAATATAGCAGGAGTATTAACTGCGTCTGGTAAACTAAATCTAATAGATGAGGTGGCTGAAGCCTTTGAAGAGGTTTTACATAGACTCCTTATTGATTGGAAGAACGATCCTAATGCTAAAGGAACGCCAAAGCGTCTAGCTAAAATGTATATCAACGAGCTCCTTGCTGGTAGATATGATGAAAGACCAGTCGCGACAGCATTTCCTAATGTAGGTGAAGATGCTTATACAGGGATGTTAGTAGTAAGATCAGAATTAAAATCTGTCTGCTCTCATCATCACCAACCAGTAGTTGGCACTGCTTATATTGGTATCATTCCTAATGGAAAGGTTATTGGATTATCAAAGTATACACGAATTGCTCAATGGGTTGCTCGTAGAGGTACTTTGCAAGAAGAACTGACTAACGCTATTGTAAAAGAATTACAAGACGCAACAGGCACAGAAGATATTGCTGTATATATTCACGCGACTCATGGTTGCTGTGAGAATAGAGGCATTATGGCGCATTCATCTCTTACTCAGACTACTGTACTAAAAGGTAGATTTAATGAGGCGGATGTAAAGAAAGAATTTTTTGACGATATTGCATTACAGCAACAATTCGCTGGAGGAAAATAAATGAGTACAGAAGAAAAGAGTGGCGTATCGCTATCACCCGTAGATTTAAGAGAAGAATTATTAAACGTAAGTTCGCAATTTTTTGCAGCAAGAATTTCACAAGCAGTTATGAATGTTGAAGTGTTGCTACAAAAGCAAGTCGGAGTTGCAGAGCATCCTGACATTATGCAGACAATAGAAGATGAGATGGGCAAAGTAGCTCATTATAAAGATCTTTTAGATGTCGTAGAGGATTATTTTAGATGAGAATTAGTCACGAAGCACCATTAAATATCATTCGCAAGGTCGGAGTAATGACTGACTATGATTATGCTCTTGTGCATCTATTTGAAGAGCTTCCTGACTACTTTGATTATTTTAAACAAGCTGTCGATAAAGGACGTTATGTCATTTTAGACAATTCGATTTTTGAACTTGGTGAGGCATTTGATGCGGTTAAGTATGCGGAGTGGATAACAAAGCTTACTCCTTCTGCTTATATCGTGCCCGACGCACTAGAACAGAAAGCTACAACTATTGAGAACTTTAGTTCGTGGTTGGAACGATATAGTGCCTTACCAGGGCTCAAAATTGGTGTTGTTCAAGGTAGAGATTATAATGAGATAATAGAATGCTATCAGTATATGCAGAAGCGCGCTGATATTATTGCTATTAGTTTTGATTATAGCTACTATGAAAAACAATTCCCTAATGAGCCAACTAAGTATCATGCTTGGATGAAAGGTAGACAACAACTAATAACACAGATGAGAGATGAGCAGATTATTAATACTAAGAAGCCACATCACTTATTAGGCTGCAGCCTTCCTCAAGAGTTTGCATACTATAGAGAAGGATTTCCTTTTCTAGATACATTAGATACATCCAACCCAGTAGTGCATGGCATGAAAGGTATTAAGTATTCTGATTTAGATGCTAATGGTATATTTGGATTAGCAAATAAAGAGTCAGTAAAATTGTTTGAGCTTATGGAAGAAAAAGTTGACAATGAAGCTGATATAGTATATAATATACATAAGTTTAAGGATAATGTATGTGGGTAGCTTGCTTTAGTTATAGTGGATCAGAATTAGCATCTGTTTGTGAGAAGTTAGGCATGTGGCCTGACGTTATACTTACAAATCAAAAAGACGCATCAAAGATTGATAAGAGACTTACTAATGGACACCGTATAGGTGACTTCACCTCAGCAGAATATATTAATGAAGAGCTGTATGGAATTAAATTAGAGAGACCTGACACGCTTGTTACATTGCATGGATATAATAGAATCATTCCTGAAGAATCAATTCTTAAGAATATGTTTAATGTTCATCCCGGAGATATTATTAAATATCCTGAGCTAAAAGGCAAACATCCTCAAGAGAAAGCTTTAGAGCTTGGTTTAGACTCAACTGGTGTTATTATACATCGAGTAGATACTGGAGTAGATACTGGAGAGATTCAACTCTTCATGGATTACCAAATAAAGAATCATGATACATTAGAATCGTTAATTGAAGAACTGAGAAACATAGCAGTTAATTTATGGTCTATGTTAATTAAGCAAAGGAATATATGAAAATAGGAATTACAGGAGCGCAATCAGTCGGGAAGACGACTTTGTTAAACGCACTTAGATCCGAGCCAAGGTTTGATGGATATACAGTGTGTGATGAAGTGACGAGAGAGATTAGAGAAATGGGATTTGATATCAATGAACAGGGATCTGACTTAACTCAAATATTAATTATGCAGAAGCATATCTCAAACGTATTCATGTATGATGATATGTTAACTGATCGTACTGCATTAGATGGACTAGTATATACTACATGGATGCATCAGCATAATAAAGTAACTCAAGCAACTTTGGAAAAGGTTTATTCTATATATGAGAAACTAATTAACAGTTATGATTATATCTTTTATATACGTCCAGAGTTTCCTATCATTGATGATGGCGTTAGGTCAATTGATCCACAATTTAGAGATGACATTAACGATATCTTTGAAGGCTTTATTAAAGAGCTGCCTAGAGAACATATTACAGTTTCAGGGTCAGTTAGAGAAAGAGTCTCTCAAGTACTGAAGGTTGTAGGTAGATGAAAGAATTAGATAAAATTGTTAGCAAACACTTAGGTAAGGCTGGTGACGGGAGCATTGTTAAACCATATGTGACTCCTACTAAGATCCAGACTGACCTGCTTGTACCAGTTCCAAGAATACTTAATAGAACAGAATATGAGATAGATGAAAACAGGCTTCCGTTTGTTGGTTTCGATGTATGGAATTGCTATGAAGTATCTTTCTTATTAAATAATGGCTTCCCTGTTAGTGGTGTTATTAAATTAGCTTATCCAGCTGACAGTGAATGCATAGTTGAGTCGAAGAGTCTTAAGTTGTATATGAATTCATTTAATATGGATACATTAGGTAAGACTTTAACCTCAGGTATAAGAGCATTAGAAAAAAGAATTAAAGGCGACCTTGAGAGTTGTTTAGAGACAGAAGTAGACGTTACATTCCATTACGATGAAGAGAATGAACTACCTGGAGCTCCAATCAGAGGTCATTTTGTTAGACTAGAATCACTTGTCGATATTGAAGATATAAAGTTTAGTAACTATGAAGAAGATCCAGATATTCTGGAACATGCTCCTCAGTTAGGCTTTATGCCTTTCCAAGTCACGAGTAGCGCTCTAAGATCTAATTGTAGAATTACTAACCAGCCCGATTGGGGCGATGTATATATTCATATTAGAGGTATGGATTGTGTAACTCCTGAATCACTTATGAGATATATTATAAGCATGAGAAAAGAGAATCACTTTCATGAAGAAATATGTGAGTGTATATACAAACGATTAGTAGATATATTAGACGATGATACTGAAGTATTAGTAGCTTGTCTATATACAAGAAGAGGTGGCATTGATATTAATCCTATCAGAGCTACTAGTCAAGAACTAATAGACGGTATAACTATGGATTTAGTTGATACAGACGTACCGCACAGAAAAACCGCGAGGCAATAATGAGAAATGATATAACCGTCCTGAGTCAATACATGCAGGAACATACCGAAGGCAGAGCTAGAGTTGAAGTCTTTAAAACTAATGATGGAGAACATGGATGTAGATTCTATGGGCCATCAGGAGCATTTTTAAAAGATGAAATCTATATTGGTAAGGCAGAAGTATATGCTGAAAACGCTGCAGAAAATTATGTATTAGGGATTAAGTCAATCAATGAATCTTAATCAAGCATTAGATAATTTACCTGACACAAGTCAGAACGTATTAGCTGTGTTATCAGGTGGGCTTGACTCATCAGTAATGACAATGCTACTGGTAAAGAAGTACGGTGCGGAGAGAGTGTCTGCTGTAAGCTATGACTATGGTCAGAAGCAAAGAGTAGAACTTGAGAAAGCTTTTGAACTTTGTAATAAGTTAGGAATTAAACATAAGATACTTAACTTAAGCATACTTGGAGATATCGCTTCTCCTATATCAGCTAACATTAGTGGTACGGAGGTAGCGATGCCTACCATCCAAGACGTGCTGGGTGATCCTCAACCACCTACATATGTTCCATTTAGAAACCTAATTATGTTATCATTAACTATGAGTCTAGCAGAAGTAAGAAGAGCTAGTCACGTGTTCACTGGGCTTCAAGTCCATGATGAGTATGGTTATTGGGATACAAGTCAGCAATTTGTTGACAGTCTCAATGCTGTAGCATCTCAAAATAGAACCTTCAAGGTTCAAATAGAGGCTCCGTTTAGTCAGCTATCTAAGAAGGATGAGATTCTTCTAGCACTAGATATGGAATCTGAGCACCTATTAATTAATACTATTTCATGTTATGATCCTGTCGATGGAGTCAGTTGTGGTAAATGCCCAACTTGTTCTGAGAGGATGATGAACTTTATAAAAGCAGGTGTCACTGACCCGATACCTTATCTTAATAATGCGTTCAGCGCAGCGCAGTCACAAGCGGAAATAGTATAAATATATGTGTGCAATTATAGGAAGCTTTAATCGACAAACGCTAGAAGAGTTAGTTGAAATAAATTCTTATAGAGGTCAACATTCATATTCTATTAGTGAATATGATTTGAAGACACGCACGATGAACACGAGGCGAAAATGTCTGGGGTCCTTCAGCCTGCAAGATATCGAGCTCAGTGCTGGGATGTATTACGTCGCACACATCCAGGCGCCGACTACCGCAGCCTCTGCCATAGACTCTATCCATCCCAGCATGCGAGCTGGAGGTAGAGACCTACTATGGCATAACGGTATTATAAAAGAAGAGTGCATAAAGGACTTACAAGTCGCTTTGAGCTCTTCTAAGAGTTGGGACACTAGTCTCGTCCATGATTGGATTAGAGATGGTAATCAACTAGATGCCATAGACGGCACATTTAGCTGTCTAAGATATAGCGAAGGAGAATTATTCCTTTTTCGTAATGAGATATCACCAATGTTTATTGATGGTAAGCTAAATATAAGTAGTACTAAATTCGAGGGGTCGTCTCAGACAAAGCCGAATTCAATGTACAAAGTGAATTTTGAAGAGAATAGCCTTGATGAAATAGGCACCTTTAAAACCAAAAATAACCCATACTATTTTGGATAAATTATGATACATATCTCCAGTGATAAATCCTTATCACAATTAACAAACGTACAAAAACAAGACATTCAACCTAACGCGGTTGACTTACGTCTTGACAAAGTTTATATGATTAAAAATCTACCGTTCATATTAGATGAAGATCAGAAGGTCCATAGAGGCTCTATTGAAATTCAACCTAATAAGGATGGGTACTTCGAACTTGATGTAGGAACATACGAAGTATTAATGTCGAATATTATTACTGTAGGCGAGGGAGAAGCTGGTTTTGTTATTACAAGATCAACTTTAAACCGTAACGGTGTATATATAACCTCAGGTCTTTATGACTCAGGGTATAATGGAGTGATGGCAGGTGCGTTGCACGTAACGTCAGGACCATTTAAAGTGAAAGTGAATACAAGAATCGGTCAATTCTTATTATTCAAAGCCGAAAGTCTACATCTCTATGATGGGGATTATGGCCTTAACAAAGACCATGATAAAAAATATCAAGCACAGGAGTAAGAAATGTTAGTGAACCCTAAACAATATGTCAGTGGAATAGATACTGATGGAACTGGATATAGTGTGCCAGTAAACGCGGCCTCAATTAGAGGCTATCAAGGCAATCCCTTTGTCATAACTGATGAAACAAATCTCGAAAGAGAAACTTATGAAATTCAGTTGATGATTGATCCAGGTGACCCAGAAAAGAACAGAGAAATAGCTCATATGTTTCCAGGCACTTATGCCTTTACAAGTGATGCCTATCTTACAGTACCAAAAGGACACGTTGCATGGTTAGTACCAAGTTCAAAATTAGTAGCAGCTGGATTGAGTGTATCAAGTGCACTATTTGGCGCTGGTTATAAAGGACTAATTGAAGGTGTACTAAGAGTAGATGGCGGAGAAGCATTCATTGAACCTGGACAAGATATTGGTGAACTGGTAATGCAGAAGGTTGAGGCGTAATGGAATTAAAAGTTGAAATAAGTGACTTACAAAAGAAGAAACTGTTTATTGCAGCTCCGATGTATGGTGGACAATGCGCAGGCATGTTTTGCAAGTCAACTAACGATTTATCAGCGCTGTTCAGAGCGCATAACATTGAGCTAAAATTTTACTATCTCTTTAATGAGTCTCTTGTGACTCGAGCACGTAACTATTGTACAGATGAGTTCATGAGATCTGATTGCAGTCATTTAATGTTTATCGATAGTGATATTGGCTTTGATGCTAATGATGTATTAGCTTTACTAGCTATGTCAGATGGTCACCCAGGTGTTAATGACGGCAATCCGTTTGATATCTTATGTGGTCCATATCCTAAGAAATGTATTTCATGGGAGAAGGTTAAGCAAGCCGTAGATCAAGGTGTAGCAGATGAAGATGCTGAAGTACTGAGTAAGTTTGTTGGTGATTATGTATTTAATCCAGTACCTAAATCAGGTAACCAAATTAGTCTTCAAGAGCCTGCAGAGGTTATGGAAGGTGGTACAGGCTTTATGATGATAAGAAGAGAGACTCTAGAGAAATATAGAGATGCTTATCCTCAATTGATGTATAAGCCAGATCATGTTCGTACAGCTGAATTTGATGGCTCAAGAGAAATTATGGCGTACTTTGATGCTCTTATTGATGACAAGTATAACAATATGGGTAATGAGATGGAGCAGTTTTATAAAGCTAACCCTGAACCTACTAAAGAACAGATTATTGAATTCGTGACTGATAAAACCGGAAGCGGTGATGGTGAGTCAGAATACTCTAATAGATATTTGTCAGAAGATTATATGTTCTGTCAATGGGCAAGGAAAATTGGGCTACAAGTCTGGTTATGTCCTTGGATGCAATTGCAGCATGTTGGTACTTATGTATTCGGCGGCTCATTAGCAGACCTTGCAGCGATTGGTGCTAGTGCAACCGCTGATGAAAGTAAACTGAAAAAGAAATCAGTTGCTACTGGGCCTGATCATTCTAAGCAAAAAAAGAAAAAGAAATAAAAAGGTAAATATATTATGATACTAAGTGAAAACACAGTAAACGTTTTGAAGAATTTCTCTCAGATTAATCCTTCAATTGAATTTAAACCCGGAACAGTTCTTACTACTGTTAGTCCTCAAAAGACTGTAATGGCTAAAGCTGAGGTTGATGAAACCTTTCCATCAAAGGGAGCAGTCTATGACTTAAATAGATTCTTAGGTGTGCTCTCCTTATTTGATGAGCCTGATCTAAACTTTGGTGAGAAGAATGTTACAGTACAGAAAGATCGTAAGAAGATTAACTATACCTTCGCTGATCCGCAAATGATTATTGTCCCACCTGAGAAAGAAATCCAATTCCCAGAAGCAGAAGTTAATGTTGAGATACCTTGGAGTGAATTAAGCCAAGTATTGAAAGCTGCAGCCGTAATGGGACTGCCTGAGATAGCCGTTGTAGGCTCGAATGGTGAGATAAATCTATCAGCAATTGATAGCAAGAATCCAACTGCAGATGTTTATGCATCAGCTGTCGGTACAACTGAAGATGAATTTACTTTTATATTTAGAGTAGAGAATCTTAAGTTAATGAACCTAAGTTATTTGTTACAAATAAGTAATCAAGGCATTGCAAAGTTCACATCTATGAATACTGCAGGTCCTAAAATGACGTATTGGGTGGCTACTGAAGTCAGTAGTAATTTTGTAAAAGGAGGATAGTATGACTATCGAAATGGTACCAGCCGTTGATTTTAAAATCCGTGAAGCTGGTGAGTGGGTCTCTAAGACATCTTATGATATCTTTGGAGGCAAAAAAGTAATTGTATTTGCTCTACCAGGAGCCTTTACACCTACTTGCTCAACATTCCAGTTACCTGGATATGAAGAGCATTATGAATCATTCCAGCATGTAGGCATAGATGAAATCTATTGCTTAGCTGTAAATGATTCTTTTGTTATGAACGCCTGGGCTGAAAGCTTGGGAATAGAAAAAGTAAAAATGTTACCTGATGGGTCAGGTGATTTCACGACCGGTATGAGAATGGATGTTGCAAAAGACAACGTTGGTTTTGGTGTCCGCTCATGGAGATATGCAATGATTGTAGATAATGGAAACATTACTGGAATGTATGCAGAAGATGATATTGATGATAATCATAATCAAGACCCTTATGAAGTAAGCACGCCTGAAAACCTGCTGAGCAAATTTACAGAAATCTAAAGTGAAAAATATATTATGCAACAACGTGAAGAATTCCTGTGGGTGGAAAAATATCGCCCACATACAATATCAGATACAATATTACCGCCTGAACTAAAAAATACTTTTCAGCAGTTTATTGATCAAGACAATGTACCTAACCTGATTCTATCAGGAGGTCCTGGTGTAGGTAAGACTACTGTCGCGAGAGCGATGCTTGATGAAATAGGCGCTGATCATATTATTATTAATGGTTCAATGCATGGTAATATAGATACTCTCCGGAATGAGATAATGCAGTTTGCATCTGCAGTCTCATTCACTGGTGGGCGTAAGTATGTTATACTTGACGAAGCTGATTATCTAAATGCAAACTCAACTCAACCAGCTCTCCGTAATTTTATGGAAGAGTTCTCTAAGAACTGTGGCTTTATTCTTACTTGTAACTTCAAGAATAGAATTATAAGTCCGTTACATAGTAGGTGCTCAGTTATAGACTTTACTATTAAGTCACCTGAAGCTCCTCAGCTAGCTGCGAACTTCTTTAAACGAGTTCAGACTATTCTTGAAAAAGAGAATATAGAGTACGATCAGAAAACAGTAGCTGCTTTTATTCAAAAGCATTTTCCAGACTGGAGAAGAGTATTAAACGAACTACAGAGATACTCTGCAGTTGGTAAAATTGACTCTGGTATACTCGCTGACTTAACAGAAGTATCTATTAAATCACTTGTAGATCATATGAAAGGTAAAAACTATTCAAATGTGCGCAAGTGGGTAGCTGAAAATATACATAACGATTCTAATAGAATATTTAGAAAGTTATATGATCAATCCTCGAACCTATTTAAACCTGGTTCAATTCCTCAACTTGTATTAACCTTAGCTGATTATCAGTATAAGGCCGCTTTTGTGGCTGATCAAGAGGTTAATTTGGCAGCATGTCTAGCTGAAATAATGGTGCAATGTGAGCTCAAGTAATGATTCAATGGTTAAAGCTGTTATCGAAAAGATGTTATCGAGAGAGCAAGTAGGATGGAAGAAGTATGGAACGAACTTAGATCGAACAGATCTATCAACGCTTGATTGGTTAACACACCTTCAAGAAGAATTAATGGACGCAACTGTCTACATAGAGAAGTTAAAAACACATGTCAAAGATTTGGAGACTCTGGGCCAAGAGCCTAGGTGAGAAAGAAGGCAGTTCTGATGATGAGGCTAATATAGTAGCCCTATTTAGATCTGCTATTGTATTAACTAATTTTATAACCTGTTTATTTATTGCATCAGGTGTGGTACATCACTGGTAATGGCTAATCCTTTCGACTACATAAACTCGATATCCTTTAAGAAAAATGACTTAATGGAGAATGATCCTGAGGCCGAAAAGGACTATCCTGCCTTTATGGTTAATCGAGGACTATCTTTGTATCCAGATACTGTGCTTCAAGCTAATGAAATGAACCAAAGAGCCGGGCTAGACTCAAAGCTAGCGTATGACTATTACCTAAATAGTATCAGACCTCGAAAAAGATTTAGCAAGTGGCCTAAGAAGGCTAAAAGCGATGTCGTAAACATTATCAAGGAATATTATAATTGTAGTGATTCGAAGGCTCTTGAATATAACAGAATACTAAACGTAGAGCAAATTGAAGAAATACGCCTAAGGTTAAATAAAGGTACAAATGATGAGTCAAGTCGATAAGATGATCGAAGTGAAGTTAGCAGAAGAAGATGATTTCTTAAAAGTGAGAGAGACACTTACACGAATTGGTGTAGCTTCCAGAAAGAACAACACACTGTTTCAATCTTGCCACATACTTCATAAACAAGGTAGATACTATATCGTCCACTTCAAAGAGCTCTTTGCTCTAGACGGTAAGCCATTCGACTTTACACAAGAAGATACTGGCAGAAGAAACTCCATAACAAAATTACTATCAGATTGGGGTCTAGTGATCTTAGTCAGTCCAGAGAAAATAAAAGAACCTACTGTACCAATTAGTAGAATCAAAATCATTCCCTTTGGTGAGAAATCTCAATGGGAGCTTGTAACGAAGTATAACATCGGTAAAAAGAAGTAGCTTCGACCCTTAAAGGTATATTATGAAAAGAGACGTGTTTTATGGCTGTAGCCATATGATGGGAATCGAAATTGAAGACCACCTAATTCTAGATGTAGATCCTGCTGAACTAGATATCCAAAAGAAAGCACATAAAGCTGAGCATGGCTTAGAATTAGCTATGCGCAGTCACCATAAAGTTTTAGCTGAGGCATGTAAGACAACTCTATGGGAGTTTATACATAGAGATGTGCAAACAGCTTATCCTAACGTTATGTCTAAGCTAAGAAAGCGTGAGTGTGTAAAGCGGTGCATCATAGCAATGCCTCTTGATTATGCTTTACTTAAAATACAACAAGATCATATGAGCGGCGCCTTAGATCCGAAGACTGATCATCTATTCGTAGGACTAACTCGTCCAACAAGAACATACTCCCTTAGTAAGAAGACTGGTAAATTTGATATGACATATCATCATCGAATGTCTATCAGTGACGGCCAGAGAGCAACACCTCTTACAGATCATCTATTAGGTAATATGAAACCATTGCTAAACTTTTTAAGTGACTATCGTCAGACAGCCGAATACTGGAAATCAGTTAATGCAATTATCGACTTTGCTATCGTTAATAAATTTAAATTTAATTTTATTCATCACATTAGTAAAGAATATCTCAAAGTAGATCTCCCAAAAACTGAGAGACCTTACAAAGCTTATAATGATATTGAGTTAGGACCTGAATGGGAGTTCTGGGACTACTGTTTACAATCATATGAGCGAATGACTGAGTATGAAGTTGCTGATACAGACATGCATCAACATGGAGGCCAAGTTCATGGATTTCATCATCCGACTATGGCAGTACATAAAAGATTCGCAAAATATCTAGTGAACGAGCTAAGCTCTCTCCCCGTGGCAAAGCCCGGCGCAGGCTATTCATAAGCTCTCGTGACAGGAACATATATGCATCTAGTAGATCTAAGATTTGACCCAGAACCACAAGCGCAATATGGTGGCGGCAGATCATGTATAACAGACTTTATAAAAGGATATAGAGATCCACAATTATTCCATTTAAAAGAGCATTACTCTGAGTTATGCAAGCTGCAACCAGCGAAAGGAGACTTACCGATTCTGCAGTCAATGATAGAAATACCTGAAGTATTAGATATACTAAAATACTCATGTAGCCGCATATTAAACAAATTTAACATGAAAGGATTCCAGGATCATTTTATTGAGAATTTTCAAGCATGGAGCTATTTTCAAGACAAAGATAAGCATACTAATCATTGGCACAATCATAGTAGATCAGCATCTGTTAACTTTGTAACATACCTTAGACCAGGATCAGCTGGGTTACAAGTAGTAGATGTATGTCCTTTTGAAGGACCAAAGGTTATAGAATTAGAAGTTGTAGAAGGCGTAATGTATACAATGCCAGGTTGGATGATGCATAAGCCTGCTACTAATTGGAGCAATGAAGCTAGAGTAAGTATTAATTGTGAATTTACATATGATACTCAAATTGAAGTGAACGGACATAAATGGGCATGAGCAGCAGTTGGGATAAAAATAAAGAGAGAAGTAATTATCATTTCGATCCTGATTTAATTGACCCTCAGTATGATAGAATAGACAGAGTTGGCCATATTGATCTAAGCAGAGTACCTGCTACTGATCTAAAACAAGTTATTGATGAGTCATACGGAGCTACTTGGCGCACAAGAGGCAATAAAGATAAGCATAGTAAGATAGGTGTAAGATCTAGAAAAGAAGAAGAGTTTCAAGCAGAGGAGTATGACCTAGAGAACACAGGCTATGAAGCTGATCATATTATAAGTAATCTTAACTGGGACGTCCCAGACAGTATACAATCTATAGCTGATGAGTTTAAATTAGAGAGACAGATGACTAGAGTGCATGTACAGTTTCCTGGTCAAGTATGGAACTTACATATGGATAAGCTAGAGAAGTGGGCACCTGATAATCCTGACTCAGTAGAGAGATATATGGTACAGTTAACTGATTGGAGACCAGGACAATGGTTCTCTTATGGTAACTATACATTTGAACACTGGAAAGCAGGAGATGTTACTACATTTAAATGGCAAGATGTACCTCACTCAACGGCTAATGCTGGTCATCATCCTAGAGTAACACTTCAAGTAACAGGAATAAGAACAGCAGAATCAAGAGACTTTATACTAGGACTATTCCTAGTTGATTGTTGATTGCTGGTTGCCTATATACTATGTAAGGTGCCGAATTATCGGGCCTTTATATAAAAACTTGCTTTTTAAAGGAGACTATTATGACAAGTATAAACCCGTTTGATAAATTCTATCAATACTCAATTGGCCTAGATCAACTCTTTTCAGAATTGAATAGAACCAAAACACTACAAACCACAAACTATCCACCTTTCAACATCATTAATGTTGACGAGAATAACTATGTTATTGAGATGGCTATTGCTGGATTTGGCAAGAAGGACATCGATATTTCTATGCAGGAGAACAATCTTCGCGTATCAGGCAATATTGAAGACAAAGAAAAAGCTAACACAGTTCATCAAGGGATCTCGAATAGAGCCTTTGATAAGAACTTTGTACTAGCTCAAGATGTTGTTGTTACTCGTGCAGATGTAGAGAATGGAATTCTAACTATTAAGTTAGAAAAAGTGATTCCTGAAGAAAAACAACCTAAGAAAATCGATATTGGAAAGGATATCAGGGTTGCTTCTTTCTTAGCTGAATAACCTCAGCCGATACACCCCATAAACAAAAATCATGGGGATTAGTAGCCGGCCTGCGTGGTCGGCTATTATAAATAAACGTGATAGGAAGATATAAATCAACCTAATAACCCTTTCCCTTGGAGTAGAAAATGTCCGCGATGATCAAAGCGATCACTGCACGTGTAGATGAGTGTGATACAGATGCCATGGTAGAAACTTTAATGTTTTTAGCCGGTCTCTTAATCCCCTTCCTGCCGGTAGTAATTATAATGTTAAGTGCCTAATAAGCTAAATATATATCATAAACAACTTGGAGTAAATTATGGCTGTTCAAAGCGATATTTTAAAAATAGAGATACAAATCTGGACTGCTGCGACTGTCCTTGATAGCGATGTAACAGCTGCTATTAATCAGACGACGGCTAAGATAGCTGATTTTAATGCAGTTCCTTCTATTATTCAACATGCTATTATTGTGCTAGACAACGTCAGTACACTTAATGCTGATGAAATTGCAGCTGTAGATGCTGCTGACTGGCCTGCACTTGTAACTGCTGTCACAGCTCATTCCGATGGATCAATGGATGCTGGGATACCTGCATACATCAACTCTAGAATAGACCTTATTGTATTATCTACTGGCGAAGTAACACATAACTAAAAAATAGCTTGCATTATGGTCCGTTTGAGACTATAATATATATTATGAACCTAAGTGAGAACCATGTCTAAATTCTATACTAATGTATTATTGAGAGGATCAAAGATCCTTCATCGTGGTTATGATAATGGAGAACGTTTCAGTTACTCCGAGCCCTGCCGACCTTATATGTTTACCGGACCTGTTCAACAGGAGACCGGATATACAACTCTAAAAGGTCAAAAAGTAATGAAGAAGGAATTCGATAATCCTCATTACGCACAGAAATATATTCAAGAAAATAAAGATATCTCAGGAAGATCAATATATGGTCTACCGATGTTTGCATATACATATATTAATGATAATTATGATGATGGCTTCAAATATGATGCTGATCTAATAAGAGTAATTAATGTTGATATTGAGGTAGCTGCAGATGAAGGCTTCCCTGATATAAGAAAAGCAGATAAAGAAATAAATGCTATTACATTAGAATTTAATGGTCAATATGTAGCATTAGGATGTCAACCTTACACACCAAAAGCAGATAATGTAGAGTATATTCTCTGTACAGATGAAGCTAATCTATTAATGAGATTCTTAGATTGCTGGCGCGCTATTGATCCAGATGTTGTTACTGGATGGAATGTAGAAGGTTTTGATATTCCTTATATAATTAATAGAATGGATCAGATAATTGGTCGTGATATGGCTCAGAAATTATCTCCATTCGAAGTTTTAAAAGAACGTGAAGTTACTATTGCAGGTAGAACAAATCAGTTTTATGATATAGTTGGTGTTAGTACATTAGACTACTTACAGATGTATCGTAAGTTTACTTATGTTATGCAAGAGTCATATAGATTAGATAATATTGCTCACGTTGAATTAGGTGAGAAAAAATTAGACTACTCTGATCATGATAGTCTTTTTGATCTCTATAAGACTGATTGGGATAAGTTTATTGACTACAATATTAAAGATGTTGAGCTTATTCGAAAGCTAGATGATAAGTTAAAACTTATTGAGCAAGTATATGCTATTGCATATGATGCTAAGGTTAATTTTCAAGACACATTCACATCAGTTAGATTATGGGATCTTATTATTCATAACTACCTGTCTAAGAAGAATATAGTAGTACCTCAGTTTATAAGATCCAACAAGGACAGACAGGCTGAAGGTGCATACGTTAAAGATCCTCAAGTAGGTATGCATAATTGGGTTGTTAGCTTTGATTTAAACTCTCTGTATCCTCATTTAATTATGCAATATAATATATCACCTGAAACCTGGATGGGAAAATCAGGATTTGCTCCATCAGTAGATCAGATATTAGATGGTGCACTCGATAAAGTAAGAGAAAGTCTCTTAGAAGAGAATAATGTTATATCTGCTAATGGGGATTTATATACGAGAGATTTTGAAGGCTTCTTACCTAAGTTAATGCGTAAGATGTATGATGATAGAGTCATTTGGAAGGACCGAATGATTAAAGCTCAAAAGCAATATCAGAAAGATCCTACTAAAAAATTAGAGAATGAGATTAGTCAATGCTATAATATGCAGATGGCTAAAAAGATTCAACTTAACTCAGCTTATGGTGCGTTAGGTAATGAATACTTTAGATTCTTTGATATGAACAATACAGAGTCAATCACTAAAGGCGGTCAGTTATCTATCAGATGGATTGAAAGGACTCTAAACCAGTTTTTAAATAAAACTTTAAAAACAGAGGATAAAGATTATGTTGTTGCGATTGATACGGATTCAGTATATGTTACTTTGGACGCACTTGTACAAAAAGTGTTTCCAGCAGGCGGTGAGACTTCACGGATCATCGACTTTCTTGATAAGTCCTGCGAGGAGATTCTTGAACCGGAAATTGAAAAATCTTATGGAGAGCTTGCGACCTATGTAAATGCTATGGACCAGAAGATGTTCATGAAGCGAGAAAATATAGGTGATAAAGCTATCTGGACTGCGAAGAAAAGATATATTATGAATGTGCATGATAGTGAAGGTGTAAGATATAAAGAGCCTAAACTAAAAATGATGGGCATTGAAGCTGTTAGATCTTCTACTCCTAGTATTGTAAGACAATACATTAAAGAAGCTATCAACGTTATTATTAATGAAGACGAGCAATCTGTTATTAAGTTTATTGAGAATAAGCGCGCTGATTTCAGATCTCAGAATTTTGAAGACGTGGCTTTTCCTCGAGGGTGTAAAGGTCTAGCTAAATATATGGACGCTTCACAAATATATAAGAAAGGGACTCCTATCCACGTACGAGGTGCGTTGATGTATAATTATCTACTTAAAGAGAAAAAGGTAGAAAGATTTCAACCTGTAATGGAAGGAGATAAAGTTAAGTTCTGCTACCTGAAGCTGCCTAACCCTAGTAGGGAGAATATAATCGCTGTGCCGAATACTCTTCCTCATGAATTAGGTTTGAATCAATATATAGATTATGATTTGCAGTTCGATAAATCTTTTCTCGAACCTATGAAGACCATTATTCACGCAATTGGTTGGAATGTAGAAACGAGACAAACACTGGAGGTGTTATTTGGCTAATACAGACTACAGCTTCGACTTTGGATTTTCAGCAATGGATGAGGACGAGCTAGAAGCCGTCCAAACTGGTAAAGCCGCGGTTGCATCAGCAAACGCAGGAGCTGATGATCTAGAAGATCGATTAAATAAACTATACAATATGGTGCAACCATTATTGAGCAATCTTAAAAAGAATCCTGAGAAGGATTATATCTACTGGCCTAACCGGAATGATAAGATAGAAGAGTTTTCAGACGCTTTAGATAAAGTGTTTAAAGGTTGACTTTCAACCTAAAATAGTATATAATATATAAAAGTGAGGAATAAAGAATGAGTGATTTTTTTAGAAATATGGTCGAAGATCTCAAGGATGAAGATACGGTCATAGCATATGATGGAGAAGGCTCAGCAGAGTTTACAGGAACAGTTGATACTGGTTCTTATATACTTAATGCTGCGTGTTCAGGTTCTATTTACGGAGGTGTTCCTAATAATAAGGTTACTGCCTTCGCTGGTGAATCTGCAACTGGCAAAACCTTTTTTGTGCTAGGAGTGATAAGAAGCTTCCTAGACAACGATCCAGAAGCAGGTGTTGTGTTCTACGATACTGAAGCTGCTGTCACAAAAGGAATGATGGAAGATAGAGGGATTGATACTAAGAGAGTTATCTTAGCAGAACCTGATACGATTCAGTCATTCAGAACTCATGCATTAAGAGTAATTGATAACTATCAGAGCCAACCAGCTGGCAGACGTCCTCCTATGATGTTTGTGTTAGATTCGTTAGGCCTACTCAGTACTACCAAAGAGATAGAAGATACCGCGAGCGGTAAAGAGACAAGGGATATGACTAAGGCTCAGCTCATAAAGGCGACCTTTAGGGTATTAACTCTTAAACTGGCTAAGATCAAAGTTCCTATGTTAGTTACTAATCATGTATACGATGCTATTGGTTCATTGTTCCCTACCAAAGAGATTGGTGGCGGTTCAGGGCTTAAGTATGCTGCGTCTACTATCATTATGCTAGGTAAGAAGAAAGATAAAGAAGGCACAGAGCTAGTCGGCAATATTATTAAAGCAAGAATGCATAAATCAAGACTATCTAAAGAAGGTAAGCTTGTTGAAGTTAAATTATCATTCGAGAAAGGTTTAGATCGATATTATGGGCTGCTTGACTTAGCCGAGAAATATGGTATTGTAAAGAAGGTATCCACAAGAATAGAGATGCCAGATGGGCGTAAAGTCTATGCTAAGACTATATATGAAAATCCTACAGAATATTTTACTGAAGAGCTATTAACTCAGATTGACATGGCCGCGAAGAAAGAATTTATGTATGGAGTTGAGGACGACAGTTATGATGGACTTGTTCCCGATCCCGCTGCTGAAGGAGAAGCTTGAGCTTCCCTGTAGTAAGATAGCAAAAGAAATCTTAGCAGCAAGATCACAAAACACAAACTATACATCATACTTTGATGAAGATAGTTTCCCAATAGAATCCTTTCCTGTAATAGCACAAGCTATAATGAAGCATGGAAATCAATTCTTCTCATCAATATCAGATCGAAACATAGAATTCGATACAGATGATATTCACATTTGGTGGAATGTCTATCGCGAAGGCGATCATCATTGCTTTCATGATCATGCTAGAGCATTACTATCCGGAACAATATACATAAACGCAGACGAGACATCAGCTCCTTTTGATATTGAATCACCTTTGGACGGTTTAATAAGAAGCTGGGCTGGAAGTTATTTAACCGGAAGGTACAATCAAAGCTTGCAATTCAACGTGGAAGCTAATACAATATACATATGGCCAAGTTGGCTAAAGCATTCTGTGCCTACACAGAGTGAAACTGATAATCCGAGAATAACAATCTCATTTAATTTGGATAAACGCAAATGATTGAAAAGCAGATCTTAAGTAATTTAATTTACGATATAGAATTTACTAAGAAAGCTTTGCCGTTTATTAAAGAAGAATACTTCAGTGACATAACAGAACGTAAAATATTTAGTTTAATAGGTGAGTTCTATGAGCAATATACTAAGCTACCTACTAAGGAGGCTCTACTAGTAGAGTTTAATAACGCCGGCGGCTTATCAGATGATCAGAGTCAACAAGGATTAGATTATATCTCAGGAATGGCTGAGCAACCTGAAGACATTAAAGAGTGGTTAACAGATAAAACTGAGAAGTTCTGTCAAGATAAAGCTATCTACAATGCTATTATGGATGGTATTCAGATCATTGATGGTCAAGATAAAAATAAAGATACTGGGCAAATACCAAAGTTACTAACTGACGCATTATCAGTATCATTCGATAGCCATATTGGTCATGATTATATCTATGATTCAGAAGCTAGGTTTGATTTCTACAATAAGAAAGAAGATAGAATACCATTTGATATTGATTACTTAAATAAGGTTACTAAAGGCGGGCTATCTAAGAAGACTCTTAATATATGTTTAGCAGGAACTGGAGTAGGTAAATCGTTATTCATGTGTCAT